ATGGTCATCCGAGCACTGGGCTACACACGCGCCTCCCTCGACTCGACGGGCGAGGGGCTGGCCGTTGATCGGCAGGCTCGCGCCATTCGCGCCCTCGCCGAGTCCCGGGAGTGGACCCTTGTCGGCATCGAGGAAGACAACTCGATCTCAGCGTACGGGAAGAAGAAGCGCCCCGGCTGGGAGCGGGTCCTGCACGCCATCGAGACGGACCAGGTGGATGTCGTGGTCGCCTGGGCGCTGGACCGACTGACCCGCTCGATGAAGGATCTTGAGCGGATCATCGACCTGGCCGAGAAGCACAACGTCGCCATCGCGACGGCCACGGGCGACATCGACCTGACCACCGACACCGGGCGCATGATCGCCCGCATCCTGGCCGCCGTCGCGCGCGCTGAGGTGGAGCGCAAGGCTGAGCGCCAGCGGGCCGCCTGGGAGCAGAGGGCAGGGCAAGGGCGCCCCACCCCCGGCTTCCGCCCCTTCGGCTATGAGCACGACCAGATGACCGTGCGCGAGTCCGAGGCGGAGCTGATCCGACAGGCGATGAAGGACGTGCTGGCCGGCGTGAGCACGGGCGCCATCGCCCGCCACTGGAACGACCTCGGGATCCGCAGCGCCCGGCACGAGTACCTCCGCAAGGAGGACGCCAAGGAGCGCGACGCGGAGTGGACGGCCACGTCCGTCCGATGGGTGCTGAGCAACCCGCGGATCTCGGGTCGACGGAAGTACAACGGGAGCATCGTCGGCGATGCCCAGTGGCCGGCCATCGTCACCGTTGACGAGCAAGAGGCCTACCTGTCGATAGTCCGCTCCAGGCGCATGCCCAACAAGCCTGGGCCGAAGCCGATCTACCTACTGTCAGGCATCGTCCGCTGTGGCAAGTGCGGCTCGCACGTGACCTACCGCGCACGCTCCAACCGCAGCACGGACATCTACCGCTGCCAGGGGAAGGGATGCACCCTGATCAAGCGTCCCGACCTGGACGCCTACGTCTCGACGCTCGTGGTGGAGTTCCTCTCCGACCCAGACAGCGCCGACCTCCTGCACACGGGCGAGAAGAACGCCGAGGTGGACGAGCTGCGGGCGAAGAAGGCGTTCCTGGAGGAGCGCCTGAACGGTCTCGCCGTGGACTACGCAGAAGGCCTTCTGACGCGCGAACAGATGGTGGCTGGCACCGCTCGTGCCCGCGAGAGCCTGGAGGCCGTGGAGGCCCGCCTGAGCACCTTTGCGGGCGGCCACGCTCTCGATGGGCTGGCCGGCGCTCCGAACGCCGCGCAGATGTGGGAGGGGCTGGACCTGGAGCGCAAGCGCGCGGTGATCAGGTGGCTCCTCGACATCGAGCTCAAGCCTGGGGTGCAGGGCATCGAGCGAGTGCAGTGGGCCTGGAAACACGAAAAGGCGGGGACCGCCTCCCCGGACGCTGCGTGAGCGTCTAGGAAGGGCGGTCCCCGCCCGTGTGGTGCTGCTAGATGGAACGCCCCGACCGATCCGCCTTCACGTTGATCTCGAACCGGTCCGCCTCCTCGCGCGAGAGCGCGATTGGCTCCGGAGTCGCCAGGGCCGTGATCAACGTCAGGAGCGCCCGGACGTCGCCGGCGCGCATGAGGACGAGCTCGTGGTCGTCGAAGCCCGAGAGCTTGTGGATGAGCCGGGCCTTCTCCGTCTGGTCGAGCATGACCTTTGCTAGGCCGCTCACTCCCCCACCGCCTCGGCGAAGCGAATAGGGTCCAGCTCCATCAGCGTGGGTGCCAGCCGCTCAGGCGACACCATGTTGAGCGCCGTGAGAAGCGCCTCGAAGGTGTCGACATCCTCGCTCGCCAGGATGCGCACGACGACGGTTCCGCCAGCGTCCCGCTCCCCCGCGAGTTCGACGTGCTGGGTCAGGTTCTCGGTCTCTGCGGTCATGCGCTCTCCTTCTCGCGAGCCTTGAACTCGCCGTCGCGCCACGCCTGGGCGTGCTCGTCAAGGATCAACACCTTGTCGTTGACAAGGCCGGCGATGCCCTTCGACTGAGCCCCCCAGCCGCCGTCGCCCTCGAACAGGACGATGACCTGGCGACCCGTGAGCTGCTCCCACGTGTCGACGCCGACGGTCTCGACGATCTGCATGACGTGGTCCATGCCGAACGCCGTGCCGATGCGACGCTTGTGCTCGTCCTCGGCCGCCTCCTGCGGAGTGTCGAGGACGTAGCCGCCGACCCCGACGCCCCCGCCCAGCCACTCGGTGTGGAGGAAGGCGACCCAGACCCCGTGCCCCTCCATGCCGAGCGAGGTGCTCTTGATCGTGCCGATGTGGCCGGTGTAGGTCTTGCCGTTGTGCTCGATGGTGATGGTGCGGTTGGTCAACTCATCAACCTCCAACCTTGGTGCCGGTGATTGCCGAGACCAGCGCCACGGCAACCAGGATGACGAAGCCCGTGATGGCAGACACGGGAGGGAACAGGGCCTGGGGGTTGACGTCAAGCCACTCCATCGAGATGGCGCCGAGCGCAAGCAACACCACTCCAAGCGCCAGCGCGATGCCAAGCACCAGGCCGAGCGCGCTCACGGGTACACCGCCAGGTCTGCGGCCACGGCGCACCAGTCGGTGTCCGGCCCCTGGTCGATGAACGGCGCCTCGTCCGGGTAGCCGGCCGGCGCCACGAGCTTCGCCTCGAAGAGGTTCTCCATGCGGCGGTTGTAGTCGGCGGCGATGGACCGGACGGTGGCCGCGTAGGCGAGCTCGGGACCCTCCACGAGGGTCGGGCCGTCCTCGCTGGACTCCGAGCGCTGGGCCGAGCACGCGTTGTTGGCCGCGGCCTGCATCGCCTCGTACTTGCCGATCACCTGGCGGTGCTGCTCCGTGACGTTCGTCGGGCTGACGACCTCGACGCCGCGGTTGAACCACCCCAGGCCGAAGCCCAGGAGCGTGCCGCCTACCGCGATGGCAACGAAGATGCCGATGGCGCTCCAGATGAGTCGCTTCATGCGCTCTCCTTTCGGATGCCCGCGAGGAACGCCTCGCGCTGCTCTGTCGTGGGCTGGCTCGGGATTCGCGTGGTGTAACGCTCCTCGTAGGGGATGCTGTCCGCGTACCGCTTGCGCCAGACCTCAGCGATGAGCTGCTCAAAGTCAGGGAAGTCGCACGCCTCGGACAGGCGGATCACGGCGTCGACCTCCTGGGTGTCGAGGAAGCCGGAGCCCCAGTCGAGGGACTGGCGAAGGAGGTCGTAGGCGATCTGCACACCCTCGGTGACGTCCGCCTGCGATCCGTCATCCCGGATCGCGACGATGCGTGCCGTCACTTGGCGACCTCCTCAAGGATCTTCTGGGCCTCGTCCGCGTTGCCCGCCTTGAGGGCGTCCTCGGCGCGCTGCTGGAGCTGAGCGGCGACGTCGTCGTTGGAGATCGAGACCTCCGTCGACTGGCGCTGGAACTCCGTCAGGGCCGTGGTGCAGACGGTCGGCATGTTGAAAAAGTCGACATACTGACCACCGGGCGTGAAGCCGTAGCGGTAGCCGGGCGGGTTGCCGTGGTACATGCCGTCCACGGAGCGGTTCTCGACCAGGAGGCCACCGTTGTTGTTCGACCACTTGGGCGAGTAGTTCGGGAAGTAGGACACCGACGACGAGGTGAGCTTGCCGGCGACGGGCACGGTGACGAGAGGCGCGGAGGCGTTGCCCCACGTGGTCGTGCACCAGATGATCGACGACGGGTCGTCGTAGAGCTCCTGGGCCTTGTTGTAGTTGTTGTACTCGACGTCGTTCTGAGGCTTGTAGGGCTGCCGACCGCTCGCCTCCTTGGCGATCTCGTCGTAGGCCTTGTCTGAGGCAGTGCCCTCCTCGCAGGCTGCGAGGGCGAACACCAGGGCGGCGGCGCCGAGAGCGCCGATGATCTTCTTCTTCATGCATCCCCTCCCGTGGGACTAGAACTCGCGGTAGAAGACCGTCGTGATGTCGCGGTCCTCGTCGTACTCGGTCATCACGGCCTCGAACATCGCGCCGTTGGTGGCAGGGCCGGCGATGCCGAACTGGCGCTCGCGCAGGTCTCCCTTGAAGTGGAGCTTGCCTGCAATCTCTTCACTCATTAGCCGCTCCCAGAAGCGTCTTGAGGTGGACCCGCTGCTCGTTGGTGAGCTTGGGCGGGCGGTTCTTCTTGTAAGCCTCCTTGGCCGCGGTGACGACGTTGTTCGCCCACACGTCCGACTTGGGACCGGAATCCTCCTTGGCCACTAGATCGCCCTCCACTTGTAGTGGAATTCGCCGGGACGGCTCAGCCGCTTGCAGTGCGCGCACAGCACCGGGCTGATCGAGCCAATGAGGCGCTTCCATTCGTCGGCGAGCGCTTTGTGGCCGGCGCATGCGAAGAACTCGCGACCGCAGCAACTCGTCCGCCCAATGAAGGAGACATCCTCGCGGCATTCGGACCATGCCCAGTCGCAAGGGATCTGTTCGCCGAGGTTGATGTCGACGTCTTCGCGCTCTTCGACATCGAGCATGGCTACAGGTTCTTCTCGATCACGTCGGCGATCTGCTCAAACGTGAAGCCGTAGTTGTCGTTGAGCTCCCAGAGGTTGACGAACGTGCCGTCGGCGTCGGGGCTGGGGGCGGGCACGCCGAAGGGCTCGGGCTCCTCCTCAGTCGGCCGATAGCCGCCGTGCGCCCAGTCCACGACCCCCTCGGGCGGGAAGCCGTAACCCACCATGCCGTCGGGGTCGACGTACACGAGCTTGTCCCCGGCCGGCCTCTTCGTGTCCCACCCGCCGACACCGTGCTTCGCTGCGATGTCACAAAGAACGCCGAGGCAGCAGTAGCTATCGGTTCGGGTGTCGTGCAGAGCCGAGCGGGCCTGCTTGTACTTCCCGGAGCGGAGGGCCTCCAGCCACTCCTCCTTGACCGCCGGGTCGAGCTTGAGAGTGTCGGTCACAGGTACTCCAATGCCTTCGTCTCAGAATTTGGGTTGCGCATGGCGCCAGCCATTCTCCTTCTATATCGTCGCGCGTTGTTCGATCCGCACGCGCGGCAGTAGCGATGGCCGCGGCGATCAACCTTGAGGTTGCTCCCCTCTAGGGCGTGACCGTTCTTGCAGTGCGTGAGAATGGCGTTCCGCCGACGCATATTCTCGGCCGCCGTGACCGGCTCCAGATGGTCCGGGTTCACGCAGGTCTTGTTGCGGCACAGGTGGTCAAGATGGTGCCCGGCCGGGATCGGACCCACGAGCGCCTCGTAAGCGACTCGGTGGGCGAGAACGCTTACGCGGTTCAGCCCGAAGCGGCCGTATCCGTCACGATCTCGCCCCGCCGCCCAGTTCCAGCAGAAGCCCGTTGGCTCGACCTTCTTCCAGAACCGGGTGTCCATCACAGGTGGATTTCGATGACGTCGGCGATCTCCTCGAAGGTGAGGTCGTAGGTGTCGTTGAGCTCGTTGAGCTCAACGCCCCCTTCGTGGAACCCGAGCCGAAGGCGGCGCTGCACCTCCTCATCCCCGTGGCGGCGCTGCACCACCTCGACGGGCATGGGCACCTGCCACTGCGACAGGACACTGATGCCGTACGCCCATCGCTCCACGAGGATGATGGGCATGTTGTAGTCGGAGTGGCCGTCGCTGTCGACGAACGTGAAGTAGTCCTGCCCCGAGGTGGCGCGGAACTCGCCTCGCCCCGAGATGTCGCAGAGGACCCCAAGGCAGCAGAAGCCACCGGCACCGTCGTTGAGCTTGTTCTTGGCCTGCACGTACTCACCCGAGCGAAGCGCCTTGAGCCACTTCTCCTTGGCCTCGGGGTCGAGCTTCGGGATGGCGACGCCTACGCCCAGCGGGAAGACGTCGATGACGTTCAGCGTGGTAGTGGTCATTGCCCCTCCTCAGAAAGCGCCCGGCGCGACCTGCCAGCAGGGGATTCCCATTCCCCGCCAGAGGTTGACGACCTGGTCCCGGTCGTCGAGCGCGAGCTTGACGTTGAACTCGTGGCGGACGTGCTTGTCGAACAGCTCCGCCTTGACGATGAAGTCGGGCCGGTAGTCGCCGTCCGCCCGCATGAAGAGCCGGTACTCGTCTGGCCACCAGTCGGCCTTCTCCGTGAGCCAGCGCTCGGTCTCGTCCCTTGCCGACTCGTTGCGGCCAGACATGAAGATGACCTCCGCGTCCCCGAAGAACGCGTTGACGACGAAGTTGACGTTCGGGTCGACGTCGTCCTCGTAGACGCGCTCCAGGCCCTTGCCGAAGAACTCGCGCCCGGTGACGTTGTGCGCCAGCGTCCCGTCGAGGTCGACGATGATCGCCGGGGGCTTGCTCTCGTCCGGCTCGTACTTGGCCGGCGGGTCGTCGTGCCGGCGCGGGGTCGGCTTGATCTCCGGCCAGCGCCCCAGCGGGTAGCGCTTGGCGAAGTCCCGGATGACCTTCTCCCCCACCGAGCGCCCACCTCGGGCCGAGCGGCGTCGGTCCCGGTCGATGCACTCCTCGACGGGCGTCTCGAAGTCCCAGATGGCCCACTGAGCACCCTCGCGCTCGGCGATGTCCACCCAGTCGCGAGCGTTCTTGGCGCGCAGGTTGGTGTCGTCCACGACGACGCTCTTCCCCGCCCGCAGGAGTGCCGTCACGGACGCCACCTGGGCGAACGTGACCGCGCGCTCCTGGTCGTTGCTCAGGCCCGTGTACTTGCCGTACAGGGCCATGCGGAGCTCGTCCCGGTTGACCCGGGCTCGGGCCTCGGGCGCCGAGTCCACCCAGGACAGCGCCTTGGTGCTCTTGCCGCTCGCGGGATAGCCGCGGCAGATGACGAGCTGATCCTTTAGTGTCGTCAAGGCTCCACACTTTCTGCTAGTTGAGAGGGCACCAGATGAGTGAGGGCGCCCTCCAGCGCGACTCGGTGGTTGTCGGTCCAGAGCCAGCGCTCAGGGCGCCAGCGGTCATGCTCGTAGTGGGCGACCCAGTGATACTCGTCGCCGCAGCGGTTGGGGCACTGGCGCGTCGTGCGCCGCACCTTGATCCGGCTCACTACGCCCCCTCGCCCACACGGACACCGCGCTCCACCAGCCGGCGGGCGACGTCTGGCACGTCGATGTCGAAGGGGTCCTCTGTCGCCTCGTAGAGCGCCTGCGTCACCGCCTTCACCTGCGCCTCGTCCACGGGCGGGTGCTCGCGGAGATGGGCCGCGATGGCAGCCCAGTCCCGGAGTCGCGACTCGGCGTGCTCGCGCGGATCGTTCAGGCCGTCGAATCGGAGGAAGGCATCACCGGCCTCGACGCTGTTCGGGATCGAGGAGTGCGCCTTCACCTCAGGCAGCTCCTCGCGGCGGATCACGATGGCGTCCACCGGAACCACCTGGACCTCGGTGAAGTCGGGGTTCCTCGCGAACCACTCGGGCCCGGCAACCGCGCTGGTGTCCTGGTATATCGTCCGCGTGATGTTGGACTGGAAGTAGCGATGCTCGCTCACGCGGCCACCTCCACGTCCTCGACGGACTCGACGTCCGCCTCGCCCTGGTCCAGTACGACGTCCTCGTGCCGCAGGAACGCCGGCGACTTGTACTTCGCCACGGTCGGCGTGAAGCCCGTGTCCGCGCGGACGACTACTCCCTCGTCCGGCAGCTTCGGGTCCGACAGCGGGATCGCCGGGAGCCCCATGTCTGCGTAGCGCTCGTCCATCAGGACGTCGATCTCGGGGCGGCTGTCGTGCCAATAGCCGGAGGTGAGGACCGGCACGTGCTTCCACCCGCGGGCCTCGCAGAAGCGCTCCACGGCGCGCCAGGGCAGGTCCACGACGTCGCCCTCACCGTTGATCGTCGCCACGCGGTAGACGTAGACGTGCGCCTCACCGCGCGGGACGTCGTAGGTGTAGTCCTTCTGGATCGGCGCACCGTCCGGCGTCCAGCCGACGATCTCGGCGAAGACCAGGAAGCCCTCGGGGATGAGGGCGTGCATCGGGCGCGTGACCTCGGTCCACAGGTCGTCGGCGTAGAAGTGCTGCTTGCCGGCCTCGGCCTCACCGTTGATCGACTTGGTGACCCGGCGCGAGCCCACGACGACGCCGTGCTCGTGCGTCTGCACCTTCACCCCGAGGCGCTGGGCCAGGCGCTCGTACCACTTGAGATCCCGCAGCACCGGCACGCGCCCGAGGCGGACGCTGGTGCCGTGGAGCTTCTGAGTAACCACCACGTGGTCTCCGGGCTGGAACAGCGTGTCGCCCACGCGGAAGCCGTTGGGCGTGTCGAAGTGCTCGGGGAACATCTCCGTGGTCACGCGCACACGCTTCTGACCCTGCTTCGTGGCAAGCGAACGCCCGTCGCGCTTGACCGGCAGCAGGTACTTCCGGCTGATCTCCTCGCCGTTCACATGGTCGAAGGCGAGGCCGGGCTTGGCGTTCTCCACGAGCTCAGGCAGGCCGCCCTTCGGAGCGAACCATGCGAGCGACGCCAGTGGCATCACCAGAGCGTCGGAGCGGTGTCCGCCGAACTTGATCGCCTTCACCCGGCGGTTGTCCTCCAGGTAGCCCTTGGCTCCCGGCCTCCCGTTGAGGTGCTCGTGGCGGTACAGGTCGTTGTACCAGGCGTAGTCCTCGGACACCTGGGTACCGGCGCCGAACACGACGACCAGCTCACCCGCCTGATACGCACCCTTCTGGACGATGCTCTGGTAGCCGAGCACCTTGTAGCCGACCACGCGGTCGCGGTTCGGGAGCACGACCTCGTTGGCCGGGTCGTACTCGTGGATCATCGCGGCGTAGTTGGGGTTGCCGCGGAGCTCAAAGGTCATGCGCTGTCCTCCCATCGGCGCTCTCGGCGCCGGTCGATGTGCTGTGCTGCCTTCGCCCAGAGCCACACGGCGGCGAAGGGACCGACGATGAACAGGAGCCCGAGGGCTTCCACGTCAAGGCTCCACACGTACTCGCGTGGTGATGTCGCCCTCGTTGAAGGTGTCGATGGACTCGCCCAGCGCGGCCAGCGCCCACGAGTCGATGAGGCTCAGGACCGACGTCCACGGACTCCTTGACGTACCGGCGGTGCCCGTGGACGTCGATCACGGTGTACGGCTCGGGCGCCTTCTCGACCTTGCCGGGGAAGATCGGGCGAGGCTCTTCGGGAACCACCTCGCCGACGGTGTGGATGAGTTCGGGGCGGACGTAGAAGGCGCCACCCTCGGTGAACGTGAGCTTGATGAACTCCATGTCAGTCCTCGTCCTCGACGGAGTTACCCTCGGCGTCCACGAGCACGCGCGTCACCTTCTTGCCGCCGAAGTGGTGGCGGTAGTGCACCTTGCCGTGCTCGATGTTCCAGAAGGGGTCGCGACCGAAGTACGCGAGGTCATTCGGCCAGGCGCCCCACTCGCGCTCGAAGTTGATAGAGGCCTGATGGAAGTCATCGGTGCTCAGGTGCGGCTCCGGCTTCACCAGTGTGATGGCGAGGTTCTCGACGCGCTCCTCCCAGTGAGGTTCGGGCTTGGGCTCGTAGTCGTACCGGAGCCACAGGGCGGCGGCGATGTGGTCCTCCGCGAGTTGGTAGTGGCGCTCAGCAGCCTTGATGGCCGCCTCTCGCGTCTCCGCCCTCTGCGCCGGCGTGATGGAACGGAAGCGCACGATCTTGGTCTGGCTGTAGCTGTTCCCGGTGTCGATGGTCGCGTCGGGAAGGTCGCTCACCGGGAACTCGACAGCAGAAACGGGGGCCTTGGTCTTCATCTAGACCGCCTCCTCGGCGATGGGAAAGTCGTTGTCGTCGATGCCCTTGCAGTGCCAGCAAGAGCTCTTGTGGAGGTCGCTCCACTCGCATCGGGGGCCGAGGTCCACGCTGTCGTGAGGCTTGGGCGGGTTCACGGTCTTGTCCACGGCCTTGAAGCGCGAGCGCATCTCCGCCTCTCGGGCATCACCGCGCACTCGCGACTCGAACTCCAGCCGCAGGTCGAACCACGTCTTCTCTCGGCTCACCTAGCGCCTCCGCGGGGTGGTCAGGTTCATGGTCAGTCCCTCTCTCCCGACGCCTGCCGGGTCATGTCTAGGCGATGTTGATGTTGCGTGTCAAGGCTCCACACCTACACCGCGACAAGGCGCCAGAGACTTCACCCTGGCGCCGGTCAGTACGGCGACTGCACGTTGAGCTGGGAGACCCAGCCCATGAACAGGACGATGGCCGTCACGCCGACGACGAATGTCACCGTGAGCTTGGCCCACAGGGGCCACCCGCGGCGGTCGTGCGGCAGCCGGTTGACGACGTCGCGCCTCCGGTCATCGGGCCGGTCGTCCTCGATGCGGTGAATGACCATGCCCGCACGGTACGCGAGTCAGCGCCGGCGGGCACGGGTGAAGCGTCACTTGATCTGGCCGCGCTCGATTGCGCTCACCAGCACCTCAATGGCGATCTTGCCAGCGAAGTAGGCGTAGAGCTCACGAGCGCGAGCCTCCACGTCAGTCATAGCCCCTCGGCCACCGCCTCAGCGCGGGAGGCGATGTGCTCGGCGGCCAGACGGTACATCTCGCCCGCGGGCACGTCGCTGTCGGGGGAGATGAGGTCGCCGTCCGTGGTGCCGAGCATCGCCCGCTCCAGTCCAGCCCTCGCACTCAGCAGCGCCCCTCGGGCGCCATCCGCCCGCGCCCGTTCCAGCAACTCAGCGAAGCCGTCGAGCTGCGACAGGTCTTGGATCGGCACCAGGCCACAGCCGGGCTCGTGGGCGCCGTAGTGCCCATGCGGGCCAGTGCCGCACGTGTGCTCGTTGGCGACCTCCACGAGCCAGGTGCCCTCGATGCGCCACTCCACCTCGGGGGCGGCGCTCGTCATGCCAGTCTCCCCTTCTCCGCCAGGTGCGCAGCGATCTGCTCTGCCAGCCCCGGCTCCACGCCACAGCCGGCAATGTCCATCGCGGTCATCGCTACCTTGATCCCGACGTCATCGGTGATCCCGTTCTCCAAGAGCGCCTGCACCGCCAGGAGCGTCGTGGTGGTCACCTCGAACACGCGCTGGACGTAGAGGGGCTCTCCGTCACGCTCCAGGCCGTTCGGGACCGCCAGGACCACGGGGACCGTCTCCTCCGTGGGGATTGCGTCAAGCTCGCTCATCGCTTCTCCTTGTGCTCGTGCCAGACGTCAGGGTTGGTGCAGCCGGCGACCGAGCACCAGCCGTCATGCATGGCCTCTCGCGTCAGGCCGCCGCGAGGTGAATCCCCGCGTCTCGCGCCTCGGCCACGGCCAGCACGACGCGGCTCACGCCGTAGAGGAACTTGTCGGTCCATAGGTCCGTCTCCCACTCCGGGAGCGGTTGCTCCCCATCTCGACGAGCGTCGTGTTCAGCTCCGTGATCAGTGCCTCTCGATTCACTTCTCCCCCTCGCGCACCGGGAGCCGGTGCAGGTCGTCCTCGACGTCAGCGGCGAACGTCGCCAGCGTCAGCGCGTCAGGCCGGCGCGGGTCGATGCCGTAGCCCTCGCAGACCATCGCCAGCTCAGCCATGCGACTCATGCCGCCTCCCTCTCGTCATCGAAGAGCTGGTTGATGGCCGCCGTGTCCTGCCACGTGAGCATCGGCTCCAGCTCGGACTCCCGTGCCACGTAGTCAGGCGACACGGCGCCCGTGTGCGCGTCCTGGAGCCACCACGCCTGCCCCTGCCCGCCACCGAGGCGGTGCGAGCCGTTGCGCCAGTGCCACGAGGCGCACTTGCGCTCGAAGTGGCTTCCAATCTCCGTGCCCTCCGGCGTCTCGCACCGCGCCGCGTTGTGCGTCAGGAAGCGCCGCACGGCGGGCGCCTTGTCCAGGAGGACGAACACGTCGCCGAAGGGTCGGTACTCGCCATGCCCGCGCCAACGCACGGTGTCGCCAGCCTTGAACGTCATGTGTCAAGCCTCCACAGGTACGCCGTAGACGACGGCTCGGGTCGTCCGCTTGGGTAACTCCGCGTGCCACAGCTCAGCGCGCCTCAGTGCGTCTGCCGCGTCAGCGGCTCGGATCGTCAGGGTGCCGAAGCCTCGGTGTGCGCCCTTCACCGTGTAGGGCACGCACCAGCGCCGTTCGTCGCCGGTCAGGCCGGCGCGGGGGTCCTTGCGGCTCACCAGTCCACCTCGCGCATCGCGTCACGCACAGCGCTGCCAGGGCTGTTCCCGAAGCCCACCGAGATGGGCGTGGGGTCACCGTCGTAGTAGATGTTCGCGGTCCACGGGACGCTAGGAGTCTCCTCCACGTCGTGGTCGTCAATCTTGATGAGGTACTTCACACCTTCACACCTCCCGGCAAGGCTACACAGTTGGGCCATAGTAGGCACGCCCCGTCACGCGGTCCCACACCACCTCACCCGGAAGGGGTGCCTGGGCCACGAGCTCGGAGTCTGTGCTGAACATGAGGCGCCCTGTCTCCCGGCTCAGCACGTCATAGCGCTTGCGCCGGGCGGGCGCCTTGTTGCCTGAGCCGGCGCCCTTGCGCGTCTGCGCGGGCGCCTGCCAGTCATCGGGGACGCTCTGGAAGGCGTCCGTGGTCACGAGCGGCTGCGCCTCCGTCGTCACCCGGCCTCCACCTCGACGCTGACCGTCTCCCACGGTGTCACCTGGCGCGCCTCAATCAGCACGCGGTGCACGCTGAATCCGTAGACCTTGTGCGCGATCCCCTCGCCATGCTCTCGCGCCTGCTCGGCGGTGGCGAAGGGCCCGCTTGGATGATCCGCCGCATAACGTTGACGCGGCCGATGGCAGTAGGTGCACGGGTCGTAAGTGCACTCAACGACAGCCCGGAACTCCGGGACGCTTCCGTCAGCCACGGCCATTCCTCCCCCGCGTCTTGCGCACCTTCCGCGCGGCCTTCACGTAGGGGTCAAGGCTCTTGCGGAACTTCTTTGCGTGGGCAGCGGAGAGGTCGATCTCGTACGCCTTTCCGTCCAGCGCGAAGCGCACCGTCTCGGCGGCGTCGCTACCGTCGATATCGTCAAGGATGGAAGTCACTACCTTCTGCGCCATGTGCGGGATCCTCCCATATCACTTCACGTAGTGGGTCTGGCGAGCCGCGTCCAGCCAGAATGACCGGCCCTCACCGTTGCCCTGCTCCTTGGCATTCCAGAAGCACGGCAGCGGGCCGGTGCTCCCGTCCTCCACCTCGCACGGCGGCAGGTTGGTGGGCGAGTCGTCGCACAGCTCACCCGGCGTGCATCCCGTCTCGCCCGTGGTGTGGTTCTTCCACGAGCCATCCTCGAAGCGCTCCACGTCGTCGGCGGGCGCCGACACGGTGCGCGTCTTCCACTTCACGACCTCACGCACCACGGGCTCTTCCACGCGCCGGCGCTCGGCCTCGGCCGCGGCAGCGTTGGCCTTGTCGCGCTCGGTCGTGAGCGTCTCCACCTGCCCCGTCAGGGCGTCCACACGGGTAGTCAGGTCGGCGACCTTCCGCGCGTGCTCCGCGCTCACCTCCTCGGCCTCACCCAGCTCAGCGGCGAGCCTGTCGGCGCGCGCCTCGGCCTGGGCCTGCGCCTCGGTCGCCTCACTCAGCGTCATGGCGTAGTCCCGGGCGTCAGCGCGGCGCGCCTGGTCCAGCGTCACGGTAGGGATCGCGGCGGCGAGAGCCACCGTCAGGGCAACCAGCGTGTTACGCGTCTTGTTCGCCACGGTCACGCCTCCCAGCCGGCGGCGATCGTCCCGACGACCTCGGGGAGCGACGAGAGCGGGAGGGCGTCGTCGAGGTCGCTCACCTCGTCGTCGGTGAGCTGGCGACCCGCCCACGCTTCGAGCTGGTCGCGGGTGAGGGTGATGCCGGGGCGGGCGTCGTCGTCCTCGTCGCGCATGGGCACGTAGCCCACGGCGCCCGGCACCGTCTCGGCGTGGTCGCGCGCGTCCTCGTCGGGGTACTCGTGCTCCGCCTCGAAGGGGCACCGGCCGGCCGGCGTCGGCATGAGCTCGGCGTCCCACACGCTGCCGCAGTGGCCGCACGTGGCGCGCGCCTCGGACGGGATCGCGTCGGCGTCGAGCCGGCGGGCCACGTCGCCGATGAGGTCCCCGAGCACGTGGAGAATCTGCGCCTCGTCGCTGCCGGGCCAGTAGCGCCCCTGGTCGAGCCCCCAGAGCGCGGCGCGGGCGCAGCGGCCCTGCCAGTCGACGGCCGCGACCGCGACGCCGACGAACCGCCATTCCCCAGCGTCGTACGCGGCGCGCGGGTCGTCGTCGCCGTCGGCGTCGTACGCCTCGCCGTCCGGCGTCGTCTCGTCGTCCGGCAGCACGGCGACGTAGAGCCGCACGCGGCGCCCGTCGAGCGGGTAGGGCGTGCGCACGCGGTGCAGGGCGCCCGCCTCGTCGCGGGTGTAGACCTGCCCGCCCTGGTCGTCCAGCAGCGGCCACAGACGCGCCAGCTCGGCGAGGTTCACGGTGTAGACGTCGGCCGCGTAGACGTCGGAGAGGTCGAGCGCGTCGGCGACGTCGCCCGGCGCGGCGACGTCGAGCACGCGGCCGGCCACGTACTCGGCGCGGGCGCGGTGCAGCGCGAGGGTGACCGTCTCGCCGCGCTCGCGGGCGTCGGCGTAGGCGGTCGCGGCGTGGTGGTCGAGTGTCGTGTGCACGAGACGGCCGACGGCGGCCGACGCGAGCGTGCGGGGCGAGAAGATGCGGGGGTGCGGCATGGGTCCGGCTCTCTTTCGTGAGGCGTACGGAGGTGCGGGCGGTACTGCCCGCGCGACGTCCCGGCGTCGGCGCCGGGCCGCCACGCTGGCGGGGCCGACCGTCAGAGGGCGCCGCCGTAGTGCAGCGCGTAGCCGCCGTCACGGTGGAGGACGCCGCGGCGGTAGTTCGGCTGGGCGGCGATCCATGCCTGTCGCTCGGCGACGATGCTCTCCAGCTCGCGCTGGGCGGCCTTGCGCTCGTCGGGCGTGAGGGACGGCAGGGAGCGCCGGTAATCCGCGTCATCCATGGCCGCGAGCTTGTCGGGGTGCGTCTCGTTCCATACGCGCGCCATGGCGCCGTAGTGGTTCGCGTGGGCGTTGCTCGGGCATCCGAGCACGCGGCGGCCGTTGCGGCGCGTCTCCGTGTACTGGTGGCCGGTGCACTTGAAGCCGTCGGGGTAGAGCGCCGACGAGAGGGAGTACACCAGGTGGAAGCCCATATCCATCCCCGCGCCGCCCACGCGCAGGCCGTAGCGCTTCGAGTCCTCGCGGAAACCGATCCCGGCGCGGGCGACCAGGCCGGAGAGGTCGCGCACGCTGTCGCCGACAACGACGACGGGCGAAATGGTGCGCATCATGCCGGAGGCGGAGACGTGGCGGATGATGACGCGGACGGTGGCCCCGGGCGGCAGGAGATCGCGCAGAGTGTCGCGGGCGGCGGCCTGGGCGTGGGTGAGGTGGGCAGTCATGGTGAGCCTTTCGGCCTCGGTGTGCGTCATCGGAGTCAGCTTCCTGTTGCTCTTGCCGCAGCACAGGCAGTGCCGCGCCTCGCCATACGTCTTCTCTCTTGGGTAGATGCACCCTTCCGCCTCGCAGCGGTCACACTGGGCGGTAGGAGTCGAAGTGCTCACCACAGCGTCAAGCCTCCACACTCAGGCGACGCTAACGGCGCGTCGGCGGTTGTTCGTCAGCGCGTCCCACGCGCCCCTACGGATCGCAGCGCGCGCCCGGTAGCGCTCACGCCGCACGCTCTCGCGCTTCACACGCTCGCGCGTCACGTCGTCGTCACCCGCGCCGGTCAGCTGGTTACGGCGCGTCAGGTCGTTGAAGGACTTTCCCATGGTTCCGTTTCCTCTCGTGTGTGTCATGGGGCCTGCAACACATGGAGCGCCACCAGAGGTCATCCCCCTAGTGGCGCCCTAAGCGCGTCAGGACCGCGCGTCACGCCGGCGTGGCGTAGAGCCGCTGAGACAGTGCCGCGTACTCACCCGCGGGCATGTCCACGGGAAGCCATGCGTTCAGCGCGTCGAGCATGGCCCGCGTGGCGGCAGCACGGGAGCGCTCAAAGGTCGTGCGCGTACCCGCGTCCACGTCGCCCACGGTGATCTGATACTCACCCAGCGTGGCGTCCCACTCCACGACCACCGACCGCTCGCCGGAGACGTGCTGCACGCGCACCGACGCGGGCGCGCCTACGTCAAACGTCGCCGTGGCGATGGGGTGAGCTTCCGCCCACTCGTCGGCGACGTCGTGAATCCAGCCGAGGCCGGTCAGATTCAGCCCGCTAGGCATCCAATTCCAGCGCCCGTCAGCAACCATCGCTCTACCTCTCGACTCAGGGACGCCGCGCCGTGCGACGTCCGTTGTGCCCACGGCGGGAATCGAACCCGCCCGCGCGCCCCTTCTCGACGCGCGTCCCGTGTTCGCGTGGGCTCTCATCCGTGGCCCCCGTCACGGAATGGACTACGGGCCTCGGCGCTGCACAGTGGTCAGGTGGTCAGGCTTCACACGGCCTCCAGATCCTCGGCGGGGGCGTGAGCGGCCCAGAAGACCGCTTCACTCAGGAACGACGACGGGACCGCGCCGATGGGGTCGAACGACTCCCCCGTCTCGTGGTCGTAGACGTCCGGCGTCGCGTAGGCGTAGGCGCGCACGTGGTCCCCGATGCCGCCGTCGTGCCACTCGCAGACGTTGTCCGCGTTCAGCGCCACGAGTCGGCCACCGTCCGAGAACCGAACGACGACCCCCACCTCTTCACTGTCCGCCCACTCGATAGAAGCGACGCCGTCGGCCTCGCCGAGCACGTTCCGCACGATTTCCAGAGCGTTCACCGTCCGCACCTTTCGTGAGTTGTTGAAGCCTTCCGAGTGCCTAGCGCGGAATCGAACCGCGTAGCGCTGTGCGCTAGTGCCCGTCTGAACGGCCAGCACCTAGGCGAAGAATGTTGGTGCGCGCGCCCTCTCACGGCGTCGCGTCTTTGTGCTCACGTTTCCCCGCCACGCGGGGCGCTCGTGAGACTGGGCTGTCGTTACTTCCCGGTGGTCCACGGTGTGAAGGTGGCTTGCACTCCCGGATTCTTCCGCGCCTATGCGCTGGGTCACTCCCCTACCCCGTGCGCTCTGCGCACTGTCGGGGGACGTTGCTAGTTCGCGGAATCGTTCGCGATGCCCTGTGTGTAGTTGTCCCGTTCCCGGACTGCCGCTAGCCCTGCTCAGCGGGTCTACGTCCGACCTAGGACCGCCTCCGGGAGTGGTTCCCCGCTCCGTGGCGATGTCTGTAGTCAACCCTCTACACGGGATGCTGTCAACTCTTCACACGAGATTTCTTCGAGCGGGCGTGTCTTCGCAGATCAGGGCCGGTGAGCTTCACCCACACATGTCGTGCGCCAGGGGCGCCGGCGGTAGGCACAAGCGCCCACACAGTGCCCATACACACCGCGCTGTACACGCTCCACACAGCACGCCTAGCGGCACGGCTGAGCGACGGGCAGCACGAGCGACAGGCGCAATGTGATGCGCCCTTGCGCGCCGCGCTCACGCACGCACAGCGCAGCGCCGAAGCGATGTGTCCAAGCGCCATTCCTTCGCGCTGTGTGACGAGCGCTGTGCATGCGCTCCCTTCACAGCGCCACAGTGCCAAGCGATGCGCGCTCGGCTCATGTGCTCGGCTCATGCGCTCGCGCTGTGTGAGCCCCCGTGCCAGGGCACGTGCGCTCGGGCGCGTGCGCCCCCAACTCAGGACCCACCAACCCTGGGCTATGACCCCCAGCCGGGGTGACGCCCCACCGCCGGGTCTCAGCCGCAGACCGAGCGCCACTTTCAGGATGTTCCACCTTCAGCTCATTCACCCCTCGGGAAGGGGTCAGAATCGCATTCTCCCGGCCTTTCATGGCGTCCAGGTAGACCGGGAAGGGTGCGCAACTTTGAGGCCCCCAGAGAGGCACACACGCCTTCTCGGGGATTCCGGGGCACCCGAGGTGGGCACCCCCTGGGGGAGGGTCCCTTCGCCACCCGCCGAGCTCGCCGTTGGGCTCGGCCTGAGAATTCTGGCGGGTATCGTCGCAGGTCAGAGCCTGTGTGACACAGATCACCCTCTCTAGACCCCAACGCGGCGGGGGTCTCAAGTCCTACTACCCTATAGAGGGGTAAGAGATAAGAGACAAGGGCTCAAGACACTAGGGCTCTGAGACCTCTACCTTCCTCTTCTCCTAGTACCTACTTCCTCCTAGTCCTCTAGGGTCTAGGAGGGCTAGAGACCCTCTACTTCTTAGAGGCTAGAGAGCCCTAACGGGCTCTACTTCTCCTAAAGTTCTAAGCCCTAAAGACTAGGGCTTTAGTGCTTGGCACTCGCCCTCCGCCGCAGAATCCCTCCCTCCTCCCGCTGCCTCGCGTTGAGAGCGAGTGCCCTTCTCTTCGCTCTGCCCGTCGTGACAACTGAACAGGGGACAAGTTGGAAGTCATCGTTGATGGAACCACCTTCGTCCCCGCCGATAAGGCAGCGCCGCGAATTGGCGTCGCCGTCACGACGCACAACAGGCACGATGTTCTAGCAAAGGCGCTAGAGCATCACCGCAAGCACCTTCCTCCCGCCGCAGTCCTCGTCGTGATCGACGATGGCTCTTCCACCCCCGTCGACAATGCGGACTTCCGCTTCGAGAAGTCTCGCGGCATTGTGGCCGCAAAGAACAAGAGCCTTGAGCTCTTGATGGACGCTGGCGTCGAGCACCTCTTCCTCTGGGATGACGACGCGTGGCCCATCGCCGACGGCTGGTGGAAGCCCTACGTCGATTCCCCCGAGCCGCACCTGTCGTACCAGTTCCTCGACCTTGCAGGCCCTCGCAAGCTGCGGGACATCGCAGAGGTCTATCGGGACGACAAGCACGTCGCCTACACCGGGCAGCGCGGCTTGATGCTCTACTACCACCGCTCCGCGGTCGAGAAGGTCGGCGGTTTCGACCCCGTCTACGGGCGCGGGATGTACGAGCACAGCGACCTGGCGAACAGGATTCACCACGCCGGCCTGACCACGTGGCGCTACGCCGACGTCGCGGGCTCCGAGAAGTTGATCTACAGCCTGGACGAGCACCAGGCCGTTGAGCGCTCGGTTCCGCTAGCCGACCGCCAAGAGCTCACGAAGCGCAACGCCGAGATCCACAATCGACGGCGCGACGAGGGCTACTTCGCCCACGTGCCGTACCGCGACCCTGTGGACGTCGTCATCACGACGCTCCTGACGTCGCAGCCTGACCCGCAGCGGGCGAAGAAGTGGAAGGCCGAGGCGTCCACCCTCAAGGCGTGGGCCGACTCGATCAACGGCGCCCGCGCGGTGGTGCTGGCCGACGAGCTGGAGTCGTCGCCGTCGGGCGCAGTGCTGGAGCGCGTGCCGGCCGTGGACATGAACGTCTACATGCGTCGCTGGCTGCACATCTACCAGCACCTCCGGGAGCACCCCGAGTACCGCTACGTGTGGGCCACCGATGGCTCGGACGTCGAGATGCTCCACGCCCCGTGGGACGAGATGGAGCCCGGCAAGGTCTACGTCGGCTCTGAGCCGAAGACCTACGACGACGAGTGGGCGCTCAAGCATCACCCGGCCGGTCGCTACCAGGAGTTCCTCAAGGCGCACCGCCGCGACCCGATGCTCAACGCCGGCCTCCTCGGGGGCACGCGCGATGACGTCATGGCCTTCGCGCACGGCATCGTCCAGCTCTACTACGACCTGGAGGCGCAGCGGTTCTGGGGCACCGACCCCGCACCCGCGGCCATCGGCGACATGATCGCGTTCGGCATCGTGGCGCACGAGCGCTTCGGCGACCGCGTTGTCACGGGGCCTGGGGTCCACACCGCGTTCCGCGCCGAAGAGAGGACCCCCTGGGCATGGTGGAAGCACCGCTGACTCTCTCCGTCGTCGTCATGGCGCACCCGCGCCGAGAGGCGCAGGCCAAGGAGCTCGCGTGGACGGTCGGCGCGGATCGCATCGTCTGGGACGAGGGCCGCGGCGAGAACGACACCGGGGATCGAGCCTGGGGCGCCATCGACCGACGCGCCGACTGGGGCCTGGTGCTCCAGGACGACGCCATCGCACCGATGGACCTGCGCTACCGATTCGCTGACGGCATCGCCACGGCGCCGCGGACATGCATCGGTCTCTACGTCGGGACCTCCTACCCGATGCCTCATTCGCACATCGACAGTGCGGTGAGGGCGGCCGAGACCATCGGCGCCTCGTGGCTGGAGACGGTCTCGCTCCTGTGGGGCGTGGGGGTCGCGATGCCCACCGAGCACGTCGACCCGATGCTCGCGTTCGTCGAGCACAGCGCGCTCCCCTACGACCGCAGGCTCGGGCGCTACTTCCGCGACGCCGGCCTGCCGATCCGCTACACGTTCCCGTCGCTGGTAGACCACCGCGACGGCCCGACGCTCCTCAACCCCGCCGACGGACCCCGCGTGCTGCCGCGCAAGGCGCACGCCTACGGCGTCCCCGAGTGGAACGAGCGAGTCGTCCGATTCTGAGGAGGCGCCCGTGCCTGGTTGGACCAACTCGAACCGGCGCGACCGACTCCCGAAGGACTGGCAAGCAATCCGCCATCGCGTGTTTCGCCGCGACGGCGGGCGGTGCTGCATCCCCCTCCCAGATGGAAGGCGATGCCCGAACGCCGCAACCCAGGTCGATCACATCATTCCGGGCGACGACCACTCCCTCGACAACCTCCAGTCCATCTGCGATGACCACCACCGCGTGAAGAGCAGCAGCGAGGGAGCAAGAGCCCTGAACGCCAAGAAGGCGCAGAACGCCAAGAAGTTTCTCAGGCCCGAGAGGCATCCGGGCCTGCTCTGAGCCACCCCGGAGGTAGGCCGAATGCCCGCACGCCCGAAGCGCGAGTCCGAGCTCGCGCGGCCCCGAGAGCGCAAGGGGGGCGACCAGCAGCCCACGATCCATCTGGAGCTCCAGCCGGTCACCATCCCGAACATCCCGAAGTCCTGGCACCCCATCGCCCGCCGCATGTTCGAGGCGCTCAAGACCAGCGGCCAGTCCGCTCGGTTCCAGAACTCGGACTGGGCCTTCGCCTACGCCATCTGCGACGAGGTCTCCCGCTACAAGCACGAGGAGGACCGCCGCGAGAAGGCCATCGAGGTTCGGGAGCGCTGGGACGCGACCCCGAAGGCGGAGCGAGACCGGCTGATCGCCGAGGGCAAGCTGCCCAAGTTCCCTCCCACGCCATCGAAGGGCGGCTCGGCAATGAAGCTGAGCGCGCTCCTCGACGCCCTCGGGCGCCTAGGCATGACCGAGATCGACCGACTCAAGGCCCGCATCGAGCTCACTGAGCCGGCGCCCGAGGAGGACTCGGCCGAGGTCATCGCCATCGACGAGGCTCGCGCAGCCCTGGGGCTCGCGCAGTGACGGCGCCGCTCACCGCCGAAGAGCGGGAGCGGTTGGAGAAGCTGGATCTCGACGCCGAGGTGCTGGAGCCGACCTACATCGGCCCCACCTGGCAGCGGAACCCTGACGGGTCCTGGAAGCTGCCGGAGAAGACGCTCGGCTGGCAGATCATCGGCTGGTGCGCGACGCGCATCCGGGACCTCGACGACGAGTCGAAGTTCTGGAAGTTCACGCCCGAGCAGATGCGCTTCTTGCTCTGGTTCTACGCGGTCGACGCCAACGGGCGATTCATCTACCGCAAGGCCTGCATGCAGCGCCTCAAGGGCGCCGGCAAGGACCCGCTTCTGGCAGTCATCTGCCTGATCGAGTTCTGCGGCCCCTCGCGCTTCTCGCACTGGGACAAGGACGGCAACCCGGTCGGCAAGCGCCACCCGCGCGCCTGGGTCCAGGTCGCGGCTGTGTCGCGCGACCAGACCAAGACCACCTTCTCCCTCTTCCCGTCGCTCATCTCTGACGCCCTCAAGGCGGAGTTCAGCCTGGAGATCGGGCGCGAGCAGATCCGCGGCCTCAACGGCTCGATCAACCTCGTGGCCGTCACAAGCAACCCCCGCTCGCTGGAGGGCTTCCGCTCGACGTTCGTGGTGGCGAACGAGGTCTGGCACTGGGTGTCCGGCAACCAGGGCATCGCCATGTACGAGGCCATCGAGCGAAACGTCAAGAAGGTCGGTGGCCGCTACGTCGCCCTGACCAACGCCTACGTCCCGGGCGAGGACAGCGCCGCTGAGCGCATCCGAAACTCCTACGAGCAGGTGCAGGAGGGCCGCGCCGCCGACGTCGGCCTCATGTACGACTCCATCGAGGCGCACCCCCAGGCTCCGCTCGATCCGGTGCTCCTGCCTCGGATTATCGAGGGCGTCCGCGGCGACGCCTACTGGCTCAACCCGCAGGACGTCGTCGAGTCCATCCTCGACATCACGTTCAGCCCGGCCCTGTCTCGCCGCGTCTGGCTCAACCAGATCATCGCGGACGAGGACTCGATCTACTCGATTGACGAGTGGCGCCGGCTGTCCAAGGGCTTCGAGGACGAGCAACTCCGCCCCGGCGACGAGATCACCCTCGGCTTCGACGGTGGCAAGACCGACGACGCCACCGCTCTGGTGGGCTACCGCCTCTCCGACGGCTTCGTGCAGATCCTCGGGCTCTGGGAGAAGCCCATCGGCTGGGACTCGCTCCAGGGCGCCGAGGGCAAGAAGTGGCAGGTGCCGCAGGAGGAAGTCGACTCCCGCGTCCACGAGGCCTTCGCCCTCTACAAGGTGCGCGGCTTCTACGCCGACGTCTCCCTCTGGGAGTCCTACATCACCGAGTGGACCAAGGCCTACGCCGAGGGGCTGGTCGTCAAGGCGACAGGCAACTCCCCCATCGGCTGGGACATGCGCAGCAAGAAGGCCTCCACCTACGCGCACGAGGCGCTGATGAACGCCGTCCTCGACCAGCGCATCCACCACAACAACGACCTAACGCTCCAGCGCCACGTGATGAATGCACGGCGCCGCACCAATGACTGGGGCGTCTCCTTCTCCAAGGAGTCTCCTGACTCCCCCAAGAAGGTCGACGCCTATGCGGCGCTCATGCTCGCGCACAAAGCAGCTTCCGATATCGCGGCTCGCGGAAAGGAAGCCAAGCGCGAACGCACCGGGCGCATGTGGGCTTTCTGACCTCGCGAAAGGCAACCCGTGGCAGCCGAGGAAATCAACACCGATTCGCCCCGCGGGCGGGCCATCCTTCTCCTCAACATCCTCAAGCACGACCTCGAAGAGCATCTACTCACGGTCGACGCCTACCTCCAGGGGGACCACCCGGACCCCTACATGCCGGAGATGGCGGACGACGAGTACAAGCTCCTCGCGAAGCGTGCCATCGACAACAAGGTGCCGCTCCTCGTGCGCGCCCCCGTCCAGGGGTGCTACGTGGACGGCTTCCGCGCCGGCCGTCAGGCCGCTGGCAAGAGCGACCACGCGACGGAGATCGTCAACGATCCGTCGTGGGACCACTGGCAGCGCTCGCGCCTCGACGCGAGGCAGACGGCCATCTACCTGGCCGCCGTCGCCTACGGGCACAGCTTCACGGTCACCGAGATCGGGGACGATGGCAAGACCTACACCCGCGGCCTGAGCCCCCTGCGCACGTCTGCGATCTACGACGACCCGGCCTCTGACGAGGACCCGGTCGCCGCGATCCACGTGTCCCGATGGCCTACCGCTAAGCGCCCCGGCAAGGCGCGCTTCTGGGACGGCCCCATCGAGTACGAGGTGTCCTTCACCGACGACTACGACAAGCTGCGGCTCGAAGAGGTCGGAGACACGGGTGCCGACGAGTGCCCAGTCACTCGGTTCGCCATCGAGGTCGACCTTGACGGCCGCACGCACGGCATCGTCGAGGAGATCATCCCGCTCCAGGACCGCCTCAACCAGACGGCGTTCGACCTGCTGATCGCCCAGACCTACGGCTCCTTCAAAGTGCGCACGGTCACGGGCATGGCTCCGCCGATGGTGCAGAAGCCGATCTTCGACGAGGACGGCCACGTCATCGGCTTCGAGCCTGAGCTTGACGACAACGGGCAGCCGAAGCCCCTGCGCGTCCAGGTCAACGGCAAGCAGATGCTCTACGCCGAGGACCCCGAGGTCGAGTTCGGCACTCTGGACGAGACGCCCCTGGATGGCTACATCTCCGCCCTTAAGGACGTGTCCGAGCGCCTGTCTGCGGCCACGCAGACGCCTCCGACCTACCTGCTGGGGCAGATCGCCAACCTGAGCGCCGAGGCCCTCAACGCGGCTGAGACCACCTTCAACCGGAAGGTGGGCCAGTACCAGCACGCCTTCGGCGAGGCCTGGGAGCGCGTCTTCCGCCTGGCCGCACGCCTGGAGGGCGACACCGCCCGCGCCGAGGACTTCCACGGCGAGGTCGTGTGGCGCGACATGGAGTCGCGCTCGATGGCCCAGGACGCCGATGCACTCGGCAAGCTCGCCCAGAACCTCGGCATCCCGGCGCGCGGCCTGTGGCCGCGCGTTCGTGGCGTCACGCAGGCCGAGCTCACGCGCTGGGAAGAGCTGGCCGAGGAGGGGGACGCCGAGCTCCAGATGGCCGAGGCCCTCACCCGAGCCTCTGGCGGCCGGTCCACCCGATCGATCCCGCAGCCCACCAGGAGCGGCGCGCAAGACGCCGCCTGACGAGAGGTAGCCGATGGACCCCGACGACCTTCTCGCAGAGGCCTCGGCAGCGTCACTCGCCTTCCAGGCGGCACTCGTCAGGATCGGCGCCCAGACCATCGAAGAGGCCCTGGTGCTGTGGCGCCGGCTGTCTGCAACCGACGCTCAGGGCACCGCGGCGGCATGGCTCGAAGACGCCGTCGAGATGGTGATGTCGCGCCGCTCGCAGTCTCGCGAACTCGGCATCGCCTTCTACCGCCTGACTCGGGCGTTGATGACGGGCAGCACGGTCCCGGACCCGAACGACCCGGACCCGACCTACGTCACGCTCGGGCAACTCCGCACGGCGTTTGCCGAGCTTGCCGAGTCGCAGCTTCCTGACGACGCCGGCGACGACCTCTACGTCCCCGTGGAGCCGGTGGAGACCCCCACCCGCCCCCGCGACGACGCCCCTGGCCCCACGGCCCCTCGCGACGACGAGGGCGTGGACCTGTTCGACCTGACGGACGACGAGCTTCGTCGCGCACTGCGCGAGGACATCGCCCGCACCGAGCGCCAGCGGGCCGAAGAGGACGAGGACGCCGAAGAGGAACTTCGCGTCGTGCTCAAGGCGCTCGGCGAGGAGGGCTACCTCAAGCGCATCCAGGGGCTCGACGACGAGGCGCCCGCCTCCGAAGTCGATGCCGAGCGGTCTGAGGCCAAGGCGCAGGCCGGCGCGCGGCAGGCGGCAGCGGCCGAGCGCATCGCCCTCAACGCGGGGCGCGGTGAAATCTTCCGCGACGCGGAGGAGGACCCCCGTGCCATCGGCTATGTGCGCCGCTCGCGCACGGGGACGCCCTGCGGGTGGTGCGCCATGCTCATCTCCCGCGGCCTGGTCCTCTACCGCTCGAAGGCCTCCGCGACCATCACCGCTGACGGCGACCTCTATCACGACAACTGCAAGTGCTACGCCGAGCCCGTCTACTCAACGCGGCAGTACGACGAGTCCGACATCTACCGCCTCAACCGCATCTATGGCGAGTGGTGGCCGAAGGTCACCGACGGCACGAGCGGCAAGGCGGCCGTGGCGCTCTGGCGGAAGTTCTTCCGCCTCACCGCCGACATGCCCGAGGAACAGCGCATCGCCCACTGGGAGCGATGGCTCGCGTCCGCTGACGGGCGTGAGTGGCAAGACCGATACCTCTCACGCGAGTAGAGCCGCCCTCCCCCTGGTGTCCTCCACGGCTCCTCGCATTGCTGCGCTGCGCGCAGAGGCCGTGGGTAGTTGCAGCTACCGCGACGGCCCCTTCCCCCTTCCCCCTTCCCCGGCCCGGTGCTGGGGCTTTCCGCACAACACCACATGACGCCCAGGAGGCGACGAGTGACCCCGAAGATGCACCTCCGCAACCCCCGCCTGATGTTCATTGAGGAGCCCTCTGACGAGGGCGGCTCCGGCCCCAAGGACGACACGCCCCCGGCGGACGAGTCGAAGCCGAAGGAGGACGGCACCCCCACCCCCAAGGACGAGGACAAGGGTGGCAACAAGGAGGACGACCTCCCCGCATGGGCGAGGGACGAGCTGAGCCGCACACGTCGTGAGGCCGCTCGCTACCGCACGGAGCGAAACGACCTCCGCGACAAGCTCAAGGACGCCAAGACGCCCGAGGAGTTCCAGGCGGCGGTCGACGAGTACAACCAGAAGGTCTCCGAGCTGGAGCTCTCGCTCACGCGCGAGAAGGTCGCGCGCAAGTTCAACCTCCCTGACGAGCTCGCCGAGCGGCTCAAGGGGTCCACCGAGGAGGAGCTGGCGTCCGACGCCGAGATCCTCAAGCAGTTCGCTCGCCCCGCGCGTGGTGGTGGCAGCGACCCCAAGGGCGGGCTGGACCCGACCGACACCCCCAGCACCGAGGACATCGACGATCTCGTCGAGGACGTGTACCGCGCGTCGTCCTGGTGACAACACACCGATCTCTCGAAGCCCTTCGCGATTTTCGCGGGGGGCTTTTCTCATGCCTCCCGAAAGGTAACCAATGGCTCACAACCCCGTGAAGCCGGAGAAGGTCGCCGCAACTGCTGCGACCCTCCTGGAGCGAAAGCTCGTTGTCCCGACGTTCTTCGCGCGTAAGGGCATCGACGAGTTCAAGGGCGCCGAGGGCGACGCCGTGAGTGTCGTCGTGCCCGGCGTGCTGCCCTACCGCCGGTACGGCTGGCGCAACGACCGCTCGCAGCCGATCCAGTTCGACGAGTACAGCGAGCGGAAGGTCACCGTCACGTTCGGTGACGACGTGTACTCGGCCGTGAAGCTGACGGACGAGCAGAAGGACTTCGACTTCGGCGGCGGCTTCGGTCGACTGATCGGCGCCCAGACCGACTCGATTCGTCGCGGTCTGGAGCACGAGTCGGTGGACGCTCTGCGAGGCGCCCCCTACGAGGTCTTCATCGACGCCGGCGAGGACGCGGACATCCGTAAGGTCGCTCGCGCCGCGCGCCAGGCCCTCAACCGCCTCAACGTCCCGGACGGTCAGCGGGTCCTCCTGCTGGGCACCGACTGGGAGGAGAAGGCGCTGGCGGACGACGCGCTCTCCATCGCCTCGGCGGTGGGCGAGACCCGCGCCCGTGCCGCCCTGGAGCGCGCGATCATCGGCGAGCTCTACGGCCTGACCATCGCCGTCTCGCAGGAGATCGCCTCGGACTCGGCCTACGCCTTCGTCCGTTCGGCGTTCATCTTCCTGTCGGGTACGCCGTCCGTGCCGCAGTCGGTCCCGTTCGGTGGCTCCGGTTCGTCCGGTGGCGAGCTGAACGTGGGTCTGCGCTGGCTCATGGACTACGACACCGAGCGGTTCCAGGACCGCTCCGTGTTCAACATGTACCCCGGCTTCCAGTACGTCGAGGACCCCATCGTGGCGGTCGCTGCGGAGACGCCGCACAACGGCACCGTCTCGAAGGAGAACCACTTCGTGCGCGCCGTCGAGATCAAGACCTCCGGCTCGGGCAACACCGTGTCCACCACCACGGACAACGAGGAGCTGTCGGAGTTCACCGGCATCCCGCTGGCCGGTAGCTGATCTCCCCTGACCCCTGCGGAGCGGGTGGTGGGCACTACTCCGGTCCACCACCCGCTCTAGCTGTGCTCAGGAGGTGAGCAGTGGAACCGCTGGCATCCCTTGAGGAGCTCCAGAACCGGCTCGACTGGGTGCTCGACGAGCAGGAGAAGGTCCTTGCCGAGAGCGCCCTTGAGGACGCCTCCGCGCTCGTGCGAGCCCAGGGGCTCAACTGGACCCCTCAGAACATCCCCCCGGTCGCCAAGACCATCGTCCTGGCCGCGGCGAGGCGCTACGTCGTCAACAACCAGGGTCTCGTCACGTCACGAGCGGGCGACGAGACCCTCCAGTGGGCCGACATCGGCGACAAGGCCGGGTCGGTCTACCTGACCGAGGACGAGAAGAAGACGCTCTCCACCATCACGCGAGGCGTCGGCTTCGGCTCGATCCCGATGACGGCATGGAAGACGCGCCCTGGCGCGGCGGACGACCGCCCGTACTACGTGCCGGTCTCCGGCTGGCCGGGCGAGCGACCGTTCCCCTACTACGCGAGCGACACGGAGCCCTGGTGAGCAGTGTGCAGAGGCGGCGCGGCCGGTACGTGACCTTCTGGCGCACCAAGCTGATCACCGACTCTCGCGGCAACCTCAAGAAGGTCGCCGACCCCGACTCGAAGGTGACCGTCCGAGCGGCGGTCATCCCACAGCGCTCCCAGCGCGCGGAGGTTGGCGCCGGCCAGGTCGAGATCAACGTGACGCGCGTGATCGTGGACGCCGGCATCCCTGGAGTCGACCTGTGGTCTCGCGCTGAGCTCGACGGCGAGGAGTGGGACGTCGTGACGCCCCCGTCCCTGCGCTGGGGCACTCGGCAGACCCGGCACTGGAGCATCGACCTCCGCCAGCGCCCGAGCCCTCCCCCCAAGGAGGCGCCTGGTGGCTGAGGTCTACAGGCGCGCCAGCAACGGGATGAGGGCGACGAAGGTCATCGCCTACCACCGCGTGACGCAGTGGGCGCTCGACGATGTGGCCGCCATCGGCGCCAAGCGTGCCGACGCAATCCTCGCGGCGCACGGCCGCAAGTGGCCCGAGGGCGAGTACGGAGAGCACTCCGACATCGAGGTCGTGAAGGGGAAGCTCGACCGCTACGTGGTCCTCTCCGACGACCGCGGACTCGGTGCGGCCATGTCCATCGAGTTCGGTCGAGGACCCGGCACGTCGTCCACCTGGGGCGAGATGGACCCCGTGGCGCCTCTGCGCCTGGCCTTCTCGGTTCCCGTGGACGGTCGGTCCATCGGCCCCCGCATGCGGGATGGCCGCTTCCGATCCAACAACCGCAACAACAGGAGGTAGGCCGTGTCCCTGTTCCCTCCTGACGAGATGCCGGACCTGCCTGATTCCGTCCTGGAGACGGCTGAGTTCTCCCCGGTGGAGGACGTCATCCTGCCCATCGTCCGCCGGCGCCTCCCGGGCGCACGGATCTACTCCGAGATCCCCGAGCCTCGGATGTTCCCGTTCGCGGTGATCCGCGTCGCCCCCACGAACCAGTTCTGGACGGGCGACATGCGCTTCATCGACTGGGCCTCGATCTTCGTTCACGTCTTCACCGAGGACCCCGACGGGGATCGCAAGGCCTCGCTCTTCTCGGATGCCATTCGAGTCGCCCTCTTCCGAGCTTTCCGTGAGCAGGACTCTACGGAGCATGGCTCGCTGAGCGCCTTGCGCATGACGAACCGACCGACGCGAAAGTCGGACTGGGCGACGTCACAGGGGCCGGTGCAGTACGCCGACCTTCCGACGAGCGTGACTCGATATGAGTCGCTCTACACGATCAAGATTCGCCGCCCCTTCGCGCGCGACTGATCCAAAGACATTCCACCGAGCCCGTTCCTCTCCGTGAGGGCGGGCTTTTCTCATGCCCTCTCACGGAGGAATCCATCAATGGCGCGTAACGACGCTGCAACGCTTGTCATCTCGACCGGCCGGCTGTACACGGCTCCGGTCGGCACCGAGTTCCCGACTTCTCTCGACACGCCCGCCAACCCCTGGGACGAGATCGGCCACACCTCCCTTGAGGAGATCATGGCTATCGCCTCCGAGGGCGGCGAGGCGACCACGCTGGGCACGCTCCAGAACAAGAACCTGCGGGTGGTCTACTCCGACCGCACGGAGACGTTCACGATCAACCTCCAGCAGTGGGACGAGCCGGGGCTCAAGCTCTACTACGGCACCAACATGGTCGACGTCAAGGACGACGGTTCGCTTCTCGGCGTCCCGACCGTGCCCGCGCCGACCGAGTGCGCATTCCTGGCCGTCTTCAAGGACCAGTCCCACGTGTTCGCGATCTACGCCCCGAAGGTCTCGATCTTCCGCGGCGACGACGTCGACCTCGCGGACACCGAGTCCCTCGCCTCGCTGCCGCTGGCGATCACGCCGCTCCAGCACGACACGAACGAGTGGACCTACGCCGTGACCCCGATGGGTCGCGTCACCGGCTCCTGACAACTCCCCCGGCCCTGAGTGATCGGCGGACCCGCTCAGGGCCGGGGTCCTCCCCTGCCTTCGGTCTGCCACCCACCACCCACACGCCTGAAAGGTCCGTCAACCAAATGGCTATCAAGCTTAGCGACATTCGCGCCGCCGCCGACAAGAAGTTCGGCCCCACGGTCTTCGACCTGGAGGACGGCAAGGAGCCTGTCGAGCTGGTCAACCCGCTGCGCCTCGACAAGAAGGTGCGCGACCGCCTCGCCAACCTCAAGGAGTCCATCAGCGAGGAGGGCGCCGACGAGGACGAGGTCATCTCCGGGCTTCTGATCGACGCGGCCAAGACCCCGGCCGGCGGCAAGCGGCTGGTCGCCGCGGCCGGCGGCGACAAGGGCGTCCTCCTGACCTACTTCGAGATGTGGATTGAGGGGACCGACCTGGGGGAAGCCTCGCCCTCGGAGAGCTGATCGACGACTACGGAGAGGCCCTATACGCGGACTTCGCCTTCCATTACCAAACGGACTTCGTTGAAGTCATTCGACAGGTGATGGACGGCGAAGTCCGCGCCTCTTTCGTAATGGCGAAGATCCAGAGGCTCCCCGAGGATTCCATGACTCTCGCCATGCACAAGGGCGGCCGCGAGAAGTGGGTCGAACACTTCGGCTGGACCCGAGACCGATACATGATGGCGGACTTCTTTGACGCCATGCAGTTCAACACGCAGGCGACCGGCAACTGGAAGAAGAAGGCGCCGGAACTGCCGAAGTACCCGCGACCGAAGGTCGTCAAGAAGCAGAGCAAGCCCGTCACCGTGGCTGATCTACACCGTGCCTGGATGGGCAAACTCATGCGCGATAGCGGAAAGGGTGTCACATGGCAGACGCCGGCGTGACCATTGGTCGGGTTAGTGTTCGAGTCTATCCAGACACGAGCAATTTCCGACGCGACCTCAAGCGTCAGCTTGAGCAGATCGAGAACCGCCTCAAGCTGACGGTCGATGCTGTTCTCAACACAAAGATGCTTGAGAAGCACGCCGACGCCGTGGTCACCCGCATGAACCGCACCTCCGAGCGGCGCAAGCGGCGGATCTACTTCGAGGCCGCCCTCGACACGGACGGCCTCCTGGTCCACACGCGCGCCGTCTCGGAGACGCTTGACCGCTACCTGCGAGACAAGCAAATCAAGATCCTCGCCGAGCTGGACGACGAGTCGCGCAAGAAGGTCAAGAAGGAACTCGATGACCTGATCGAGGACTACGACGGCGACTCTGTCGACCTTGAAGCGAAGGTCAACTCGATTGTCGCTCGCGCCGAGCTCGCCCGGGTCTCGCGTGACCGTGTGGTCACCATGTTCGTCAACGTCTCGAAGGCGTCCGTCGCCCGAGCCGAGGCGACCCTCGCCGCACTGGCGGGCGTGCGCCTGCTGTCGAGCACCCTGCGCAACATCTGGGACCTGTTCAAGAACCTCGACAAGAACATCCCGCTCATCGGCACCATCGCCGAGGCGGTCATGGGTCTCGGCGCCGGTCTCCTGGCGGCGCTGAGCAACACCTTCGCGCTGTCGAAGGCGCTGGCTCAGATCGGCGGACTCGTGTTCGCCCTGCCGGGCATGGCGGGCGGCTTCGCGTTCGGCATCGGCGCCGCGGTCGCAGTCCTCAAGGACTTCAACGCGGTCATCCCCGAGGTCGGCCAGCGACTCAGCCGGCTCCAGGACTCGATGTCGGATGCCTTCTGGGGGATCGCCGAGGGGCCGATTCGCCGCGTGGTCGACGACCTCTTCCCGCAGTTCGAGGGCGGTCTGATCAAGACCTCGCGCGCCCTGGGCGTCTGGTTCGGTGGCCTCGCCGCTGAACTGAACGGGGCGCTGGACGGGTCGCTCCATCCGATGTTCTCGAACCTGGCGACCTCCATCGCCATCGCCGCCAGCGCGAACGGCGCTCTGGCGACCTCCATCGAGGTCCTTGGCCGTCGCGGAGCCGAGTACCTCCCCCGCCTGGCGGGCTGGTACAAGCGCGTTGCGGAGGGCTTCGCCGACTGGCTGGTCGAGGCGGACCGCACGGGCCGTCTGAACGACTACATCGACACGGCCATCACGCAGCTCGGTCACCTGGGCGGCGTCCTTCGCGAGACCGGCCGAATCTTCTGGGGAATCGCTGAGGCTGCCGATGAGGCGGGCGGCTCTTCCCTGGCGCAACTGCACGACACGCTGCGCAAGGTCGCGGACGTCGTCAACCGCGAGCCCTTCCGCTCGAACCTCGTTGACGTCCTGACCGCCGCCCATGACGCCATGTCCCTCATCGCGAGGGAGTCGGGTCCTGCGGTCAAGCGGTTCTTCACCGACTTCCCGAAGGTCATCGCCCCGGCGATGCGAACCGCGGGCGAGGGCATCGGCGATCTCGTGCGCGGGATCTTCGAGGCGCTCAACACCGACGGATTCGCCTACGGGTTCCTCGACTTCCTCGACGGCATCCGCGAGGGCATCTCCGCCCTCGACGGCATCTGGAAGCCGCTGGGCGACGCTCTCGGAGCCATCGGCACCCTGGCCGGCACCCTGGCCCGCGAGTTCGGCCCGCTCCTGGGAGAGCTCATCACGTCGCTCTCGCGGGCGGCTGTCGACATCCTGCCCAGCCTGACGCCTGCCATCGAGTCTCTGGCGGACACGGTCGGCGACATCCTCGAAGTCACCCTGCCCGCCGTGACCGGGCTCGCCGAGGGGCTGGTCGCGCTCGGTACGTCCGCACTGGGCTCCGGGCCTGCGCTCGCTGGCGTCGTCCTGGCCCTCGGCGGCCTCAAGCTCGCCCTTGCGAGCAAGTCGCTGGTGGAGACCATCACCGGCCTGACGACCTTCTTCGGCAGGGCGCCTGACGCCGAGCGCATGGGCAAGGCGATCAACGGCATCTCCAAGAGCCTCATCGCCATCGCCGCCGTCGCGACAGGTGTCGGCCTCGTGGCCGACGGGCTGTCGAAGATGAACGTCAACGCGCCTGACTCCAGCAAGCTCGTCAAGTCGTTCGACGCACTGGCGGCCGGCGCGACCACCATCGAGGAGATCGACAAGCTCTTCGCCGGCCGTGAGCCGAACTGGTTCCAGAAGACGTTCCTCGCGCCCTTCGCTGACAGCGCCTTCTCGGCCAACCAGATCGACGGACTCGCGGACGCCTTCGAGCGCCTGGAGAAGTCGACGGGTGGGTTCTGGGACAAGGTCGAGTCGGGCAAGTCCTTCACCGGCTGGTCCTGGCTCAACACGCCCGCCTTCAACCAGGCGGCAGAGGACGTCGAGGGGCTGGACAAGGCCCTTGCTGACCTCGTGCTCTCGGGCAACGAGGAGGCACTCGGCGCCGCCCTCGACTACGTCAACCTCAAGCTGTCCGAGAAGGGCCAGTCGCTCCAGGACGTCACGGAGCACCTCCCCCAGTACAAGGAGGCGCTGGAGAGCCAGGCAATCGCCGAGGAGCTCGCCGCCCAGCGCTCCGCCCAGGCGGCCGCTGCGCAGCAGGCTGCATTCGCCCAGTACGAGGACGCGATCAATCGCGTCAACGGACTGACGCCGTCGCTCCTCCAGTCGATCAACGACACCTCCAAGGAGTTCATCAACCTCTCCACGGGGCTCGACGAGGAGGCCCTGCCCTCCGTTGATGCGTGGCTGACCAAGCTCGAAGAGCAGGCCACCGCGATGAGTGAGTGGGCCGACAACCTGGTCGCCATCAAGGAGCGAGGCGTCTCCGACGCCGTGATCCAGGAGCTCGCCCGGCTCGGCGAGGAGGGCGCCCCAATGGTCGCCCAGCTTGTCGACGCCTCGGATGAGGAGTTCTCGCGCCTTGAGGAGATCGTCCGCCTCAAGACTGAGGGCGCCGCGGGCGCGGTCGGCTCCGCGTTCGCCCAGATGAGTGAGGACGTCGCGGCCGAGCTGTCCAAGCTGTCGCCGGAGGCCCAGCAGTACCTCGAAGACATGGGCATCACGCTCAACATCGGGGCGGGCGGTGCCGTGGGCCAACTGGTCGATGGCCTCAACGCGGGGCAGCCGGCAGTGGGTGAGGCCGGAGCCGCCGCGGCCCTGCGCTACAAGGAGGGCGTACTCGACCAGCTCACGGCCGTCCAGGGCGTGGGCGCCTCCCTTGCCGCCGCGGCGGTGAGCGGGGCCGGCGCTGCCGGTGGCGCACTTGCCGGGGTTGGTGCCGTGGCGGGTGGTTCGTTCGCGACCGGGATCTCCGGCACTGCCGGTGAAGCCCAGGGCGCAGGGCGGGAAGTCGCAGGCTCCGTGCCTGTCGCCCTCGACGGCATGACCGCGCTCCTGCTGCACACGCAGGGTCTCGCCGCCGGTAACTCGTTCGCGAACGGCATCTCGACGTCGGCGATCTTCGTGATGACGGCGGCAGCGGGCCTGGCCCAGGTCGTTGATGTGCCCGGCGCTGGATCGCTCCTGTTCTCTGACGGCCTCGCCGCGGGGCAGGGGTTCGCCAACGGCATCAGTGCCAAGCAGGGAGCGGTCCGGGCGGCGGCTTCACGCCTCGCTGGCATCGCCAAGTCGGCGATCCAGAGCGCACTCGACATCCACTCGCCCTCTCGTGTCACGCGAGAGATGGGTGGCTATGTGGTCGACGGCCTGGTCGTCGGCATCGAGGAGCGAATGTCGCACCTTCGCCGAGCCATGAATCGCGTCGCCGACGTAGTCAGCTCGACGGATGTTCAGAGCCCTTTCGAGGGCCGCATTGACACGGCCGTTCCGGTCGCATCCGCCCCCTACGGCACCATCGCCGATTCCCCCGTACCTGTGGGCGCCCCTTCGGGCGACGTCAACATCCAGGTCTCGGTGACCAAGCCTGGCGCTACCGCCGAGGAAATCGCCCAGGCAATTGCCCATGAAGTCCGTGGTATCTCCCGTGGAGGACGCTATGCCGGTTGAGCCGAATGACACTGAGGTCTTCTCCCTCAGTGGCTACGAATTCGGACACGTCAACGGGCCATGGCGAACTCTCGATTGGGAGGTCATTGATCTCGGCGTCGAAACGACGGACGCAGTGATCAATGGACGCACGCTGTTTGGGCGGGACACTGCGATCCCGCCCGTCTGGCGCCTCCGCTTCCGCTCCCTGGTTCCCGGGGGCGAGGCGGGGGCGCAGGACGCCGTGGCGCGCCTGGTGCAGGCGTGGCGCACGGCGAACACTGCGTCACCTGGCACGGACGTCCCGCTGCGCTACTACATCGCTGGTCGATGGCGCCGGGTGTGGGGACGTCCTCGACGACTGACCGTCCCCACCGCGGACCCTCTGGTCACGCGCGGCCGTGCCGAGGTGACCGCTGAGTTCCAGCTCACCGAGGCGATCCACTTCGACGACACATCGCAGTCGGCGCAGGTCTTCGGAATCCCGCCGTCGACCGGTGGAATCGTCGCGCCCCTCGTCTCGCCCCTGACGACGACCAAGACGTCGGACATCGCCTATCGGTTCATCACGGTAGGTGGCGACATTCCGGCGCCGATCAAGGTCACCTTCACGGGGCATGCGACAAACCCGTGGGCTCGCATCGGCGGAAAGATGGTCCGCCTCAACGGATCCATTGCCGCCGGCCAGTCCGTGACCGTGGACTCGCGCGCAATGACAGTGCTTCGCAATGACGGCGCCTCTGTCGCAGGAATGCTCAATCGCACTACCCGGCTCGCTGACCTTCGACTCGCGCCGGGTACTCACGAAATTCAATTTGGCGGCGGCTCTGGTGAGGCGTCGGTAACCGTCGCGTGGAGCGACGCCTGGAGGACTTTGTGACGCTTGACGGTAAGCCTTGGATGATCGGCGGGGGTGTTGAGCACCCGGTGGAGGTTGCTCGCGCCCTCGCCCACATGTCGACGATGGGAACCTCCGGAGTCGGTACGCCGACCTCCTTCAAGGTCACCCCCACGACCACGCCTGGCCCGAACATCCGGGTGTTCCCCGGCATCGGTGCGGCCAACTCCGCCTACTCGGGCGGGACGTTCCAGTCGTACGTGCTCTTCGGTGGCAGCTCGACGGACATCCGCATCACCCCCACCGGCTCTTCTGGCGGGCGCACGGACCTGGTCATCGCGCGGATCAAGGACCCGCAGTACGAGGGCACGTGGCCGGCCGATCCGCAGGCGATGGACTACGCCTACATCGACGTGATCGAGGGCGTGCCCGCGAACACCGCCGGTACTCATGGCCTCGGCCTCCAGTACCCGTGCATCGCCCTGGCGCGCATCAACATCCCAGCGAACACGGCCACGATCACCGCGGACATGATCACCGACGTCCGCCGGCTGGTCGCCCCTCGAAGCAACCGGATCATCGAGGCCACGGTGCCGGGCGGCAACTCCGCCCTGACCAGCACGAGCAAGACCCGGTGGACCTCTTGGCTCCCGACGGTCTACGTGCCGCAGTGGGCCACCAAGGTCCAGGTGACTGCGCACCTGTCCTCGCTGTTCGTGACCGGCTCGACTTCCGGCTTGATCGACGTGCGCCTTGGCGGACAGATCTCCAGCAACCTTCCCTACGACTTCGAGCAGCCGTCGAACGCGGTCACCTCGCGTGCCAGCCTCACCGTGACGGGCGGCTTCGATGTGCCTGACGGGTGGCTGGAGACGACTCAGGCGATCTCGCTGTACGGCACCCGCTCCAGCGGCAAGTCGGGCACCCTCGCGCTCAATCAGAGCCAGGTGCTCTACGACGTCTACTTCTACGAGGACACGAAGTGACGCGCTGGCGGTACATCGCTCAGGCGATTCCGTCAGGCGAGTTCCTCGACTGGGAGCTGCCCCTCAGCAACGTCGAGATCACCCGCACGCTGTCCGGCCCCGGTCGCCTCACGGGCACCATCCCCATCCACCTCAGCCGCCTGGACGCCGTGCTCCGCCCCTGGGGCACGGCCATCTGGGCAGAGGCCGACGGTTACATCCGCGGCGGCGGGATCCTCATGCCCTGGACCCTCGATGGGCAACGGGCCGAGATCGACTGCATGGGGATCTCGGGCTACCCCCAGAGGATGCCCTGGACGGGCTCCACGCAGGCTCGCCTCAACGTCGACCCGCTGGACATGGTCCGCCTCATCTGGAGCCACCTCCAGGACCAGGAGAACGGCGACCTGGGCGTCCAGGTGGACGCCACCAAGAGCACCGTGCGCATCGGCACTGCCGAGTATTGGACGGACGCCAAGGGGAACGTCGTCAAGCCGGCCGACCCCAAGAAGCTCCCGGAGGGCTGGACCCACCACGAGGCGGAGCCCTTCCCCCTGGAGTGGTGGTCGACGCACGACCTCGGCCGCGTGATCGACGACCTGGCGGTGCAGACCCCGTTCGACTACCTGGAGCACACCTCCTGGTCGGGCAACTCCCTGCGCCACCGACTCCAGCTCGGCTTCCCGACCATCGGGTCTCGCCGCGAGGATCTGCGCTTCGCCCTGGGCGAGAACGTCTCGGTGACCCCGACGCTCGACGCGGACGACGACGACTACGCCTCCGACGTACTGGCGCTCGGCGCCGGCGAGGGCAAGGCGATGGTCAACACCACCCTGCACCGCTCCGGCGCGAGCGGGCTGCGTCGCGTCCACGTCTACACGGACAAGACGGCGCGCTCGAAGACCGCCCTGTCCAACTCCGCACGGCGTGAACTCTCGTGGCTTGTCGGCAAGCCGCGGATGCACGTGGTGAACGTCATCGACCACCCGCACGCGCGACTCGGCTCCTTCGATGTCGGCGACGAAATCTTCGTCTCCGGCCACACCGGATGGGTCGCGCTGGACCGCTGGGCACGAATCGTCGAGATGGTCACCGAGCCCGACAACGCGGACCAAATGACACTGACACTCGTGGAGGTCTAATGCCCGAGTCGCGCGAATTCCGACGCCTTGCGACTGACATCACCACGATCAAGCGCCGCCTCGCCGCCGTCGAGAACTCGCCCCGACTGGCATGGTCCTCCCTCCAGATCCCGACCGGAGAGAGCGCGGACGGTTCGAGTGAGGACTTCCTCGACATCACCGTTCCTGACCTCTACGACGCGGCTCGCGGCGCCGGCGACATCGCGGAGCAGGTTGCCTCCGAGCTGACGGAGGCTCGTGAAGAGCTCGACCGTGAGATGGGCGAGCTCGCAAACAACCTGGGTGATCTCGCGGTCGATCTCGACGAGCTTGAGAACACCACGCTGCCGAACCTGCGCACCGACCTCACCAACCTCGACACGCAGTTGAACGAGGCGCGTACCGAGCTCAACAACGAGATGGGGCAGCTCAACACCCAGCTCGGCGGTCTCAACACCCGGCTCGACAAGGCTGAGACGGCGATCACCACGACGCTGCCGGACAGCATCGAGCGCGCACAGGAAGCGGCTGACCTCGCCGAGAAACTGCTCACCAGCAGCACCGCGGCGCCGACGAAGGCGGATGGCGCCGGACGGCCCGTGGGTGCGGTCTGGGAGCAGCGCAACGCCTCTGGGGCTCGCACCGCAGCGTGGCGCTGGGACGGGACCGACTGGCAGCCCTACGGGCTCGACCCGACGATCATCCCGAACCTGGCCGCGTCCAAGATCACGTCCGGGACTATCGCCACCGCGCGGCTGGACGCCGAGGAGGTGGCCGGCGCCGTCGGCACCTTCCTGGACCTGCGGGCCGACCAGATCACGGCCATCGGCGCCGGCTTCCAGACTGCGGTCGCCGAGAACCTCTGGGCGAAGAAGATCGCCGCGGGGAAGGTGCTCGCGGACGAGGTCGTCATCGGCAGCGGCGCGAACCTACTCGCCGAGCCCGACTTCGCCCAGGGTGGGCAGGGCTGGGTGAACGCTGGCGCTGCGTCCTACACCACCGTCCAGGATGGGCCGGACGGCGCCCCGACACCGGTGATGCGGTTCGCGCCCACGACGAACGACTACAGCGTTCCCAATGCCGCGTGGCCGACCAGCGGGGACACTCCGCAGGTTGAGGGGGGTAAGCGGTTCCGGTTCGTCATGCGCGCTCGCGTGGTGTCCGGCTCGACGGGGCGACTTCGCCTCCGCGCAGGTCTGTTCCGCGACGGGGCTAGCAACGCGTGGCCGCTCTTGACCAACGAGCTCGACGCCTCGACCGCAACACGCGGGCAGTGGGTGACGCTCACGAGCGACGGGCTCTCCGGCGGGTCGTTCGCGATGTACACCAACCGCGACCGCATGAGCGTGTCGGTGCATGCCAGCGGAGCCGCCGGGACCGTGTTCGAGGTCGCGTTCGTCGCCATGTATGCGATGAGCGATGCGTCCCTCATCGTGGATGGCGCCGTGGGTGCGCGGCAGGTGAACGCCCAAGAGGTTGCCGGCGCCGTCGGCTCCTTCGTCAAGCTGAACGCCGACCAGATCACCGCCGTTGGGGCGGGCTTCAACACTGCCGTCGCAGAGAACCTGTGGGCGAAGAAGATCGCCGCAGGGCGTGTGCTCGCGTCGGAGGTCATCATCGGCTCGGGGCCGAACATGATCCCCTGGGACCCGGCCGCCGGCGTCGAGCCGCACGGGGGCTGGTCGGGCTCCACGGTGCAGGCATTCAAAGATTCGGACGTTGGTTGGTGCATCAAGGCTGACGGGGGCAACACCACCGACGGCAATTTCGGGTATGCGATCCGGCTCGGCTCTGGGTACACCGCACGCAACGGCCGCGAGCAGGCCTTCGATGTGGAGCCGGGGGCGTCCTACCGCCTCCGGGTCGGGGTAGGCATCGCGGGCTCCATGCCCTCTGGCGTCACGCGCCAGGTGCGCTGGGTTGTCGCCACCCAGGGGCAGGACGCGGGCACCACCCTGGAGTACCTCAACTCGGACCCCATCGCCGCGAATGCGTTCGGCGCCGACATCCCCTACCTCGACTTCATCTTCACGCCGAAGCCGGGCGTCGTTTCGATCAGCGTATATCTACAGAAGACGTGGTTTTCTAGCGGCTCTTTGCTCGTTGTGAACCCGACGCTCACGAACGCCGCCGACTCTTCGCTCATCGTCGATGGTGCCATCACCGCGGACAAGCTCAAGTCGAACGCCGTCACCACGGACAAGCTCGCGGCCAATGCGGTCACGGCCGACAAGATCGAGGCGAACGCGGTCACCGCAGGGAAGATCGCTGCCAACGCCATCACGGCGGACAAGATCGCCGCCAACGCCCTCAACGGCAAGGTCATCACCGGCGCCATCGTCCAGACAGCCTCTTCCGCTACCCGCATGGTTCTGAGCAACGCCTCGAACGACATCACGCGCCCCGGCATCTGGTTGTACGACAGTAACGACGTCTATCGCTGGACGACTCAGATCAGCACCGCCGGCCTTCCGATCCAGGTGTACCGAGACGCCAAGGATGTGCGACGCCTTCAGCTCTGGGAAGGCGGCATGCTCATCTACGACGAGAAGGGTGTGCAGCGCGGCTCGTATACAGCCCAGTCGCTCTCGATCAGCTCGCCGCTCGACAAGATGATGTTCCGCGTGTCGCCCGAGGTATCCAGCGGCGAGACCATCATGGAGTTCTTCGGAGCGGACACTGGCAACCGCCTTGGGCACATCCTGCGAACCCCGGGCGACCCGGGCTTGCAGATCTACGGCGGCAACGACAATCGCGGCTGGGGCCTTCTTGAGGTCATGGCGACCACCGATGGCCCGCGCGTCCGTAGCCGATCCGTCTACCTGCGCACCACGTCGGCCGGCGCGAACGTCTACATCTCGTCCGACTACACCCTGGCGCGCTCCACGTCCCTCAAGCAGTACAAGTACGACGTCCAGGACGTGGAGCCGAACACGCGCCTGCTGCACATGCCGGTGCGGTCATGGTTGGACAAGCAGGCGGCCATCGACGCCCGGATGCGAGGCGATGACCTTCCGACCACGAGGCAGGTCGGCGTGGTGGTCGAAGAGGTGCAGGACATCGCGCCGGAGCTCGTCACGCGCGATGTGGACGGCAAGCCGAACGGCTTCGCCTACGACCGCCTGGCGGCCGAGCTGATCCTCGTGCTGCGGGACTTGACCAACCGCATTGAGGTGCTGGAGGGCAAGGAGCCCACGGCATGGCAGCCGAGCCCGGTCTACGACAAGTTCGCCGACGACGACATCATCAGCGAGATCTACGGGTATGACCCGGAGGAGAGCGAGGAGCCCAATGGCTGACGCGCACGGACAGCGGTACATCGAGCGCTGGGCGATGAAGGACCACGACGGGCTCACGGAGCGCAACATCCGTGGCGCGGTGGCTCTCGGCTGGCTGACCGCGGATGAGGCCTCTGCCCTTGTGGGCGACGAGGCCGACGCCCCCGACAGCTCCGAGACAACTGGAATGTGAGGCTCTATGGCCGCGACAAAAACCTTCGGCGGCAAGACATACACCAACGGCCAGTGCCCTCCGGGGCTACTGGCCGAACTCATGCCCTACGGAAAGCACGGCAACAGCGGCGACCAGCGCGCGTTCCTGCGCAAGGACGCTGCCGAGTCGTGGAACCGCGCCATCGCCGATGTCGAGCGGCGCACCGGCATCAAGCTCCGCGTCCGCGGCTGGAACCGCACCTACGACGAGCAGGTCGAGTTCTTCCTCGCGCGGCACCGCGTGGCCAAGGCGAGCGAGACGGCCTGCTGCGTCTGGCAGGGCCGGCGCTACCACTTCACCGGCACCGCGCACGCTGCCCCGCCCGGCATCTCGAACCACGGCTGGGCCCTGGCTGTCGACGTCATCGACTTCGGCGGCGTGGGCGACTTCGACAACCCCCGTCGCAAGAAGGCCTTCCCGATCCTCGCCGAGCACGGCTGGACGGAGACGGAGGGCCGGGGCCGGATCCAGGAGCCGTGGCACCTGGTCTACGACCCGACCAAGGACAAACACAAGGGCGAGAAGCCCGAGGAGGATGACATGACCCCCGCGCAGGATGCTGCCCTCAAGGAGATCCTCGACTTCAAGCGCGCCGCCGAGAAGGTCCTGCTGAACGGCAACAAGGTGCCGCGCACCGGCAAGGACGGCGTGCCCTGGACGGCCAACCTCATGGCCGCCATCGCCCGCCTCGACAGCACGCTGGTCAAGGGTGTCACGCCCGACTGGCCGGCCAAGCTCATGGCCGCCATCGCCCGCCTCGACAGCACGCTGGTCAAGGGTGTCACGCCCGACTGGCCGGCCAAGCTCATGGCCTCGCAGGCGAAGACCGAGCGCGACGCCGCGAAGATCAACGGCCTGGAGGCTGCCGTCGCTGCGCTCGCGCAGTCCAAGGGCCTGGATGGCGAGGCGATCAAGAAGGCCGTCCTCGACAAGATCGACGAGGCGCTTGACGGCCTCACGGTCACGCTGACCAACGCGGGGTGACTCCCTTGTCGGAAAACCCGCACGCCAAGGTCTCCCTCGAATCCATCTACGAAGTAAGCCTTGATACGAGGGAGCGGGTCATTCGCATCGAAGGGCAGCTCAAGGAGCTGAACGATTCCCGGGACGATCACGAAGCCCGCATTCGCAACATCGAGCGTCGACTCTGGATTATCGCCGGAGCCTCAATGGTCGGCGGCGCCGGTCTCGGAGAAGTCCTGAGCCGCGTTCTAGGGGCCTAGGCGCCCCTCTCCGCCACCAACCCGCAAGCCCCAGGGTGATTGCCCTAGGGGCTTTTCTCATGCCCTCAGAAGGGCATTTGGAGGGACCATGAAGTTCAAGATGCCCAGCGCCAAGACGCGGCGATACCTGTACCGCGTCGGCAACGCTGCCGTTGCCGTTGCCGTTGGCTACGGCCTGCTGAACGGCGAGGAGGGTGCCCTCTGGGGACTCCTCCTGAACGCCCTGCTTGGCCTCGCTGACGCCAACACGCCCGCGGAGAGCTCCGAGTCGGAGTGACCCCCCAGAAGCAACTAGCCCCCTCGCTCGCCTTCCCGGCGGGTGAGGGGGCTCTCTTGCTGTCTCAGGCGCTCTCGCTCTGGCGCTGCCGCTTGCGCGCCTCGATCTCCTCGAAGGTCGCGAACGTGTCTTCGAACCGTGCAGGGGTTGCTCGCGCACTGGCCTTGCCGGACAGGAGCGCCTCGATGCGCTTGGCGTGATCCACGCAGAGGTCAACCTCGAATCGCTGACCCTCTCGCGTGATCCGATAGCGGGTTGTGGGCTTACCCACAGCCTCGCAGACGTCGCAGACCACTACCTGTTTGCGTGCCATGCAATTTCACCCGCGTCCTGTGTTCTTCGATGGGTGTCTAGCGTAGGCGCGAGGTGTTTAGTCGTGCAACACTGGGGCACTGTTCACCCTTGACAGCAGGGTTGAGCGGGTGGACGATCCAGTCAGAGCAGTAGTAGACGCCAAGCGCGAAGGGAGGGGAAGAACGATGCCGGCGAGCAAGATCCAGGACCACACTGAGGTCAAGCGTTGGTTCGATGAGGGGGCCACCTACCCGCAGATGGTTGACCGCTACCGCGAGAAGTACAACATCGAGACCACGATTCAGATGTGGTCCAACTACGGGCGTCGGCGCGGGCTCAAGCGCCGAGTCGCGTGGGATCCGCAACTACTTCCCTGGAAGGTCCGGGACGAACACCGCAACCGAGGGCACTACGTGATGCTGACCCGCGAGGCACGACGCCGCGCGGGTCTCCCCGTGCCCGAGGATGGCCTTCGGCGCCTGGAGTCTTGGAAGGCGAAGTTGCAGAAGAGTGGCCGGGTGGTCCACTACGACCCCGACGTCGAGCCCTACTTCTTCGCCGTGCCGGCGCGCCCGGGCATAGACACTGACCTGATCCGGGTCCCCGACAAGGTGGAGCGAGCTCTGCCATCGCGGGAGTGACCCGCAAGCCCCTCTAGCGGGGCATCCTCTTCGACGGGGCGTGAGGCCGAGGGTGAAAAGGTTCGCCGGGCCTTGCGCCCCGTTCCGTTGCCAGGGTAGAAAGCCTTGACGGCGCGAGGGGCGTCAACGGTTTACATTGAGAGGGAGTCAAGGAGTGGCACCCAGGGGGAAGAGCGTCATCCTGTTTGGGGCCGGCACGGAGCTGGTCCTCGACTGGGAGGGCGGCGATCTCTACATCGAGACGCCGGTCGACGACGCAACGGACGACGAGGGCCTCGCCGCGGCGCTGGCTGAGGCGAAGCGTCAGGGTCTGGAGGTGATCCCGTTCGAGGAGATCGGCGAGGTGCCGGAGGTGGACGACTGCCTGCGGCTCTACCTCACCCCGACCGACGCACGCGAGATCGAAGGGTGGCTCTAGTTGAGCGTTAGCACGCAGGACGTGGACCTCACGCCGGGCAGTGAGGCGTGGTCCAAGCTGGTGTCCGGGAGCAAGGTGGCGGCGATCCTCGGGGTGTCCCCGTGGTCCTCTCCCCTGGCGACCTGGCTGGAGATGAAGGGCAGGGTCCCGCGCGAGGAGGTGACCACGGACTCGCAGAGTCGTGGCACCTACCTGGAGCCGTCGATCCTGGCGTGGTGGCGTGATCGCCACCCGGACCTCCTCGACTACGAGGAGCAGGTGACCGTCCCGTTCGAGGACTGGGGCATCGCCACGCTGGACGCGCTGGCGCTGACCACGGACTTCGAGCGCATCGGCGCCGAGGCGAAGAGCACGGCCAAGTGGGATGGCTGGGGCAAGGAGGGCACGGATGAGATCCCGCCCTACTACCTGGCACAGGTGGACTGGCAGATGCTCTGCCAGACGGACCTCGCCCGGGTGTACGTGCCCGTGATCGGCCCGTTCCTGGACTTCCGCGAGTATGTGGTGGAGCGCGACACGAGCCGGCTGGAAGAGCTGGAGGCTCGTGTGCGCGAGTTCCGCGCACTCCTGGACAGCGACGTGGAGCCCCCGCTGGACGACCATCCGGCGACTCTGAGCGCACTCAAGCGGCTCAACGACAGCATCATCGAGGGCAAGGTGGAGATCATCCCTGAGCAGTTGGCCCAGGAGTTCATCACCGCCGACGACGCCTTCAAGGCGGCCGAGTCCCGCCTCGTGGCGGCGAAGTCCGCCATCACCAAGCTCGCGGGCAAGTCGCAGTACATCGACACGCATTACTACGAGCCTGGTCGCAAGGAGCCGAGGACCCTGCGCGTGGCCCGCCGGCAGCGCCAGGGTCGAGGTGTCCCCTACCTGGTGCGACAGGCGAGAAAGTGGCCCGGTGTTTAGGCTTGACACGACCAGTCAACATCGGTTAGAAGTACCCCTGGCAGGGACCCCAGACATCGGGAGGAAGCCGAATGGCATCTGAGGAGGGGCTCTCGATCACGCTCAAGCGGCGTGAATCGGAGCGATACGCACAGGACGGGACGTGGCTTGTCGCCCACGGCTCGCCCGAGTCGATCAAGCGGGATCTCGGGAAGGCGTTCGGTGTCGAGACCGACGGCCTCACTCTGGTTCAGCTCGTGACCGAGGTGGAGCGCCTGTGGCGCCAGGAGGACTCGTCGAAGCCGCGTCGCTTGAGCGACCGAGGCGCCAAGGGTGAGGACAAGGTGTTTAGCCTTGACGGCACTCCCCCGGCGGACAGCACCGAGACCCCGGTCGACGTCGCGGTGCGAGTCCTGGATGGCGAGGTCATCGAGGAGAAGGCCGACGACCCGTGGGCCGACGCCACGCCGGCCACCAACCCGCCCGTCGAGGAGCCGAAGCGGGAGCCGGTGTTCGAGGCCATCGAGGCGGCCACGTCGAAGTCGGAGCTCCAGCAGGTGTTCCTCAAGTTCAAGTCGGAGTTCGCGCGGCCTGACGTTGCCGCCGCGGCCAAGGCACGCACGGAGGCCCTGAATGCGTAGCACCGAGAAGCGGCTGCGGGAGGACAGGGACTACTGGAGGGCGAGCGCCGACTCGTGGCGGCGGCTGTACTACTCCGCCGAGGAGCGCGCCGAGGCCGCCGGAGTGCGGCATAACGAGTACCGCCAGGCCTACGAGGACGCCGGCCGCGAGCTGACGCAGGCCCGCGACGAGATCGACCGACTCCAGCAGGAGATCGTGACGCTCCGCTCCCGAGAGGGGGAGGCGGCCATCGGCACCGTCCGCGTCCGCGTCGAGCCCGAGTTCGACAAGTCAGTCCTCGACAACATCGAGGCGCTCGCGAACGCCATCGGCGACATGCGGACTGACATCGACCTGCTCTTCGCCCGCACCAGCAAGCACAACCACTGAGGGAGATCCACTTTGGCACTCAAGAAGTTCACCGCGTCCGACCGTTCGTTCTTCAAGCCGGCCGAGCACGCCAACGCGTTCGCCATCCTGGCCGAGCCCAAGGAGTTCAAGCCGCAGCACCCGTGCTACCAGGGCGAGCTCAAGGACGTGGTCTTCGCTGACCTGGCGGTGTTCGAGACCGCCGAGAAGGGCGTCGAGCCGACCCTCTTCCTCAACGCTCAGATCGAGGCCGTGGCCCTCGTGAACCAGCTCAAGGAGTGCCTGGGCGACGGCACCGTCGTCACGCTGACCAAGAAGAAGTCGAAGACCGGCGGCACGTCGTACTGGTCCTTCGAGGACGGCTCCGCTGAGGCGTACAAGCTGGCCGAGGCCTACATCGAGAAGCGCGACGCCGCTCTCGCCGACGTCCCGGAGTACCTCAAGTGATCTGGCAGCAGTGGGTCCTCATCGCGTTCTTCGTCTGGGACGTGATCCTCGCCGGCGTCATCCTCACGCTGGCCGCGCTCTCGGCCAAGGTCTCGGGTAGGCCAATCGCGCGCACGCGCTTCTACCTCGCCGCGGCGTTCGGGATCCTCCTCAACCTTTCACTCATCGCCGTCACCCTGAGCATCTAAGGAGTTCGCCCTGCTCACTGCATCACGTGCATTCGTCCGTGAGGGTGAGGCAGGCGTCGAGATGCCGAGGCTCCCTGAGCTCGCCGAGCTGTACGACGACCCGTGGAGGTTCCGCCTTCGTCAGGGGATGCTCCTGATGATCGCGGGGCGCTCCGGGTCGGGCAAGAGTCTGTTCGCCATGTGGCTGGCCGCCATGATGAAGAGCCGGACTCTGTACTTCTCGGCGGACATGAGCCGCGATGACGCCACTTCCCGTCTGGCCGCCTGCATCACTGGCGACACCATCGAGCAGGTCCAGACGGCGCGGGACACCGGCGAGGGCATGGAGAAGTATCTCGATGCCCTCGCCGCGACCCCCTTCGAGTTCTCTTTCCAGAGCCCGATGACGTGGCCCAGCATCGAACGGCACATCGAGGCGTATGTCGAGCTCCACGACGCCTACCCCGACGTGTTCGTCTTCGACAACCTCATGGACTTCGAGGACGCCGAGGCCGAGTACAGCGTCCAGATGGAAGTGATGAGCCGGCTGACCGAGCTCGCCCGCACCACGGGCGCGACGATCATCGTCCTCCATCACGCCACCGACAAGGTCCACGGCGCTCCCCTGTGGGTGCCGCCCTCCCGCGACCAGGTCAAGAACGGCATGTCCGAGAAGCCTGAGCGCGTGCTGTCGGTCGCGCTGGACGAGACCTCCGGCAAGTACCGCGTAGCCATCACGAAGAACCGCGGTGGCAAGCAAGACCCGGGCGCTGTTCGCCCTATCACCCTGTGGTCCGACCCGGAGCGTGTCCGGTTCTACCGCTGGGAGCCCGCAAAGGAAGGTGTTTAGGGTTGATGACTAGCAAGCAGAAGGCTGCGCGCCAGCGTGGCGCACGGTTCGAGATCGACCTTCTCAACGCCCTCCGCGAGGTCGGCCTGGACGCCGAGCGGCTCCGGCTCGCCGGCGTCGATGACGAGGGCGACCTCGTGGTCCGGGAGGGCTCCGGCGGCGAGGTGCTCTACACGGTGATCGAGGCCAAGGCGGAGAAGGAGATGAACTTCTCCGGCTACGTGGCTGAGGCCCAGAAGGAGCGCGAGCACTTCATCCGCCGCCGGGGCCTCAACCCGAGCTTCGTCGACGGCATCGCCGTTGTGAAGCGCCCCGGGAAGTCGATCCTCGACGCCTACGTGGTCACGACGGTCCGGGACTACTTCATCCTGGAGGCGGACTCGTGACGCACCGATCCACGGCCGACCTGCGTCGGCGGGTCTTCGAGGAGTTCGCCGTCATCGCCAACCGCGAGCTGGGCGACAAGTTCGAGGACCTTCCAGTGACCGCCAGCGTGGTCAATGAGATCGCGCAGAACCTCGGGATGCTCTCCACCGAGACCGGTCGTGCCGCCCAGACAAAGCGCTCCAACGCTCGTCGCACGCTGCGCACATGGCTTGCCGACTCTGACCACTACTCGCCGTTCATCGACGAGGTGGCCGTGCGCCGGGCTGTGGAGTTCACGCCCGGCGCCTACGACGCCCTGAGTGACGACGAGCGCAAGGAGTTCGTCACCCGCCTCATTCAGCACCCCGACCCCTTCGGTCAGCGGCTCCTCCTCATCGAGGAGGTCGTCAGGGAGAGATGGCCGAACAAGCAGATTCGGTTCGGCGAGACGCCTCGCTTCAAGCGTTGGACCGCCCTGCCGGAAAGCGAGCGCAACCGGATCAGGGATGCGTACGACAAGGAGAACCGGCGCCTTCGCAACCTTGCGAGCGAGGAGGCCGAGGCTGCATGACCAAGACCCCGAAGCCGGAGCTGGAGAAAGTTCTCGCGCACTACGGGGTCACGGTTCATGGGCAGCGCGGAATGGTCTCGTGCCCCTTTCACAAGGACGCACGGCCGTCTCTGTCGCTCGACCTCAACAAGGGCCTTTACCACTGCCATTCCTGCGGGCGTGGCGGTGACTCGTGGTCGCTAATTCAAGAAATGGAGAACTGTGACTTCCGAGGAGCAGTCCGATTCGCCACTGAGACCTCTCTCTCGCCAGCGGAGGGAGTGGCTGGAGAAGGCGACGACGACGTTTACGAACTCCATTACGCGGGAGGCAGCCGCGTGGCTAAAGGCAAGAGGCGTCGAGAAGGAAGACGCGCTTGGAAGCCGTCTTGGTCTCGTAGCGACTGACTACCCGGGGTTCGAGCGTTACGCCGGCTGGCTGTCCATCCCCTACCTCGCGGCCGACGGGCACCCGGTGTCCATGAGGTTCCGCCGGCCCGACTGGGTGACCACCGACGGCCCGAAGTACCTGGGCTTCGCGGAGGAGAAGGCTCGCGTCTACAACGTCGAGTCCTTCATGGGCAGCTCGCCCGACATCCACATCGCCGAAGGCGAGTTCGACACCCTCATTCTCAAGAAGGTGTTCGGCTCAGCGGTCGGATACCCCGGCGCGAACGTCTGGAAGAAGCACCACCGCGTGCTCTTCGCCGGATTCTCCAACGTCTACGTGTGGGGCGACGGGGATGAGGCGGGTCGCAAGTTCACGGAGGAGATGGTGGCGCGCATCCGCAGCGCCAACCCGGTCTACCTCCCGTCAGGCGAGGACGTGACCTCGCTCTACATGAAGCACGGAGCGGACGGACTGAGGGGGTTGATCGCGTGACGGCAGCTTGCGAGTACGTGGTGTTCAAGGGGTCGCCGAACCCTGACTCCCCCGCCTTCGGGCCGGACGAGAAGTGCGGAGAGCCGGCCGATCCGGGAAGCGACTTCTGCACCCGGCACGCCTGGGTGGACGAGTACGCGGAGGACTTCATCGCCGCCCGCGAGGACATCTGGCCCGAGTTCTACGAGGAGAACTGCGAGTGAGCCTGGCAGAAGCGGCCCGAAGAGAGCCGGAGAAGCCGCGCAGGCCGTCTTTCCCGGAGACCCTGGCCCATCGCCTACCCCCCGAGGAGTTCGAGGGCCTCATGGCCCTTCTCGACAATCCTGCGTGGTCGGCAGAGGCGATTATCCGCGAGCTCAAGGCAAGCCACGACATCGAAGTGTCCGCCAGCACTGTGAAGAAGTACCGGAGAGGAAGGCTGACGTGACACTAGCCGAAGCTGCAAAGGCTCTGCCCCCCACGCCGAGCGTGAACCGACCCGCCGACAAGGCGCTGACGCGAGCCCTGGAGGTGAAGGGGGACACGGTGGAGGCCACCGTCAACCTGGCGCCCGACTCCACCACTGCGCCGGAGGGCGAGGCCCGCACCCTTCTCCAGAACTACGGGCTGGATCCTGACGAGTACGTGGTCACCGGCCTCCGCTCCTCGGAGTGGACGATGCTCGGCGGCAAGGTAGGCAAGAGCTCGCGGTTCACGTTCGCTCGCCGCGGCTCCGCTGCGGCCGGCGTCGTGCTCCCCGACCTGGACGACCTGCACCGCGCGGTGAAGCGGGACCGGCGCAAGGCGCCCGCCTTCAAGGCGGTGGCCGAGAGCATCTCGGTCCTGGCGGTCCTGGCCGACCTCCAGGTGGGCAAGGTGGATGCCCGCGGCGGTGTCGAGGAGCTCCTGGAGCGCCTGGAGGCGAGCCTGGAGGGGTTCCGCGACTACTGCCGCGAGGTGAAGCCCGAGGAGATCATCCTCTTCGACGCTGGCGACGGGATCGAGAACTTCGAGTCGGGCGACGGCTCCTCGGACCGCACCAACGACCTGTCCCTCACGGAGCAGATCCGGGTGTTCCGCCGGGTGCTGTGGACGTGGATCGACGAGGCCTCTCGCCTGGCGCCTTCGGTGAAGGTGCTGTCGGTGGGCTCGAACCACTGCCGGGTCCGCAAGGGCAAGTCGAACATGGGCAACGCCACCGAGGACTACGGCATTGAGGTTCTGACCCAGGTCGCCGACATGGCGAGCGTCTACCCCGAGCGCTACGGCCACGTCGAGTTCTACGCCCCGGAGCGGACGTCGGACTCGGTCGCCATCGAGGCCCTCGGCGGGAAGGTCGTAGGCCTCGCCCACGGGCACCAGGTGAGCAACCCGGACAGGTTCCCGGACTTCCTCGCCAAGCAGGCCGCCGGCCGTACGCCCATCGGCACCGCCGACCTGGTGGTGTTCGGGCACTTCCACAACCTGCGCATCCAGACGTGGGGCGACGACCGATGGCTCTTCGTGGCCCCGACGTCGGACAACGGCTCGGCCTGGTGGCGCAACATCTCGGGCGCCGAGTCCGCGCCTGGGGTGATGGCGATGACCCTCGACGCGAAGGGGTGGCGCGATGTCGCAGTCCTCTGACCTGAGCTCACCGAACGTCGTCGAGTCCGTCAAGCAGGCGGCCAGCCGGACCTTCCGGCGCTACGGATCCCCGTGGGTGACGACGGTCGAAGACCTGGAGCAGGAGGCGTGGCTCTACCTGGCGACGCACTGGCGCTACGTCGACTACACCGACGGCGCCCGCACGTTCGCTCTGGAGGGCCACCTGGGTAAGCACCTGGAGCGCGAGCTCCAGAAGCACGACAAGGACATCTCCTATGAGGACTGGGCAGATCAGCACCGCGACGACTAGCGGGTACACCTCCGAGCTCGTCACCTTGCTCCTGCCCTACCTCTGGGAAGGCAGCATCCCCAACGGGATCGCCAGCCCCTACGAGGCCGACCCGGACATGCCGCGAGGGTCGGCGGACCCGTCCCACACGGGGACGTGGATGGCGATGGTTGCCGATGTCCGCACCGCCTGGGAGGAGCCGGTTCTCACTCCGACCGAGCGCCGGCGCCTCCTGCGCTTCTCGATCCTCGGGGGCGAGCACGGGCACATCAACGACGGCACGCACAGGCGCTCCGCCTACGGCCTCCTGGCCGAGTGGGAGGGTGCGAGCCGATCCGCAGTACAGGCCTCGGTGGAGGCCGCAGCAAGCAAGCTCGCCGACGTGGCGAACGGGCTGGACCGGGAGGGGTTCGGATGATCGTTGCAGTGCTAGTGAGCGCCCGGTCGTGGCGCTCGGCGGACAAGGCGCAGGCGAAGGCCTGGGATGCCGCCATGCAGATGGCCTTGGACTACGGGCTGGAACTCGACCTGGAGGGCTCGGAGGAGACCTCCTACCGGCGCTGGTTCGGTCGCTACGAGCACGTGATCGCCGCCTCTGTGGCGCTTGAGCAGGACGAGGTGTGAAGCCTTGACGAACTACCGCACACCGCGCTTGCTCGACCTCTTCTCGTGCGAAGGGGGGGGCGGCGGTCGGCTACCACCGCGCCGGGTTCGAGGTCGTGGGCGTTGACCTGGAGGGGCGCTTCGAGAAGCGCTACCCCTTCGAGTTCCACCAGGGCGACGCCATCGAGTTCGTGAAGGAGCACGGTCACGAGTTCGACGCGATCCACGCCTCTCCCCCGTGCCAGGGATACACGCGAGGCAACGCCGGCCGCGAAACCAAGTGGCCCAAGCTGATCCCGCAGGTGCGCGAGGCGCTGGAAGCCACGGGCAAGCCCTTCGTGATCGAGAACGTGAAGGACGCCGGCCCGCACATGGTCGACCCGGTGGGGCTGTGCGGCTGCATGTTCAACATGCACACCACGGACACCGACGGCGAGACCATCCACCTCCAGCGGCTTCGCCTCTTCGAGACCAACTGGGGCCTGGAGGCGCCCCGCGCATGCGACCACTCGGCGCACAAGTGGGTAGCTGGCGCCTACGGCGGTGCCCGTCGGGACAAGTACGAGGCGAAGTACGTCCGCAAGGGCGGCTACGTCCCGCCCGACAAGGGCGTAGTGAAGGCCCTCCTGGGCATCGACCACGACATGACGTGGAACGGCCTGTTCGAGTGCATCCCGCCGGCCTACACGGAGTGGATCGGCCTGAATCTCCGCCGGCACTTGCTGACCACGGTGTGAAGGCTTGCCGGCATCAATGAACCAAGGAGCGTGCAGTGACACTTCCCGGCCTCTCTGTCCGTGGCGACGAGGTGAGCGCCGTCGAGGAGGAGGTGGCGGCTGTTGTCGACGTCCTGGAGGACGCACAGGTCGCCGCGGTGATGAAGGCGCTCAAGGCTGCCGACGGCGCCGAGACGCTGGAGGACGCCGCCAAGGCGGTCCTCGCCTCGCTCACCGAGGGGCGCAAGAAGCACATCGCTGCCGCCGCGCGAGCGGTCGTGTCGACGTCCTACGAGCTCTTCGCCGAGCGCGACTGGCACATGGTCGCCATGCGCAACGAGGGCCACAACCTCGTGTACGGGCTCTACGGCACGGAGAACGCCGCCAAGAAGGCCCTGGAGAAGAACGAGCTGGGCCTGTTCGGCACGTGCGGGGTCTTCCCCGTGCAGAGCGCGGCGAGGCGCCGGGAGTTCATCAAGGACGCCATGAAGACCAAGGAGACCCGAGCCGTGTGCGCTCGGTGTGGTCACGGCGCCGACGCCCACTCGGTGAGGAAAGCCGACCCGAAGTGCTGGGGATGCTCCGCCAAGTGCCCCGGCTACGTGAAGCCTGAAAAGTAGTGAGGGAGAAGCAAATGACGCACGAGTTCGAGCCCGGTGACCTGGCCGTAGTGACCGGCGATGCGGCGCACTGGGACCACCAATTCCCGTCCGGCACCGTCGTCGAGGTTGTAGCGCCGGAGAGCGGTTCATTCCTGGTGACCACTCACTCCGATGTGCGCGAGTGGACCTCGACCATGGACGGGGCTCCGGTGTGTCGGAGTGTCCATGCGACGGATCTCAAGCCGCTCCCCGAGGGCTGCGACGCCAAGCCTGGCGACACGTGCTGCATCACGGACGGCCGCATCTGTGCCAAGAAGTTCACGACGAACGACCTCACCGTCGACCACACCGACATCGGGAAGCTGACCATCAGCAACCCCGTGAAGGCCGAGAACGACGCCGTCGACCACCCGGCGCACTACTCCACGGGGATGCCCGACGGGGTCGAGGTCATCGACGTGATCCGCGCCCAGGGTTGGCTCAAGGACTACGCCCTCGGGAACGTCGTCAAGTACGTGCTCCGGGCTCAGTACAAGGGCAACGCCCTGGAAGACCTCAAGAAGGCCCACAAGTACCTCGGCTGGGCCATCGAGGAGATCGAGAAGGAGGACGCCTGATGCTGACCCTGGAGGAGTACCAACTCCGTGCCGGCGAGACGGCGATCTACCCCGGTCGCGAGATCACTGACGGCCGCGAGGGGCTGCACTACCTCGTCCCCGGCCTCGCCGCCGAGGCGGGAGAGCTGGCCGGCCACTGGGCCAAGGCGATCAGGGATGACAACGGGGCGCTGAGCGGCGACCGCTACAACCTGATCCGCAAGGAGCTCGGCGACATCCTCTGGTTCGTGGCGATGATCGCGGACGAGTTGATGGCCCCGCTGGAGTCCGTCGCCAGCGAGAACCTCGCCAAGCTCGCCGACCGAGCCGAGCGCGGTGTCCTCCAGGGGTCGGGTGATAACCGATGAGCCTTCACCCTGACATCCTGCGCCTCGTCCTCGACCTGTCTGGCGCCATCGACAAGGCGCTGGATCAGAACCCCATCGCTCGGGACCTGAGCATCGGCGTGACGATCACGTCCTACGGCGACCATCTCGCGACGCTCTACGAGGACGCCATCGACTTCGATCCCCCGGCGCCCAAGCACCAGGACGCCTAACCACTACCCCCCCCTGCCGGGGCTGCATCGCTGACGCGGTGCGGCCCCGGTTCTCTGTCTGGAAGGAACCCATGCCCCACGTAACCGTCTACAGCACGCCCGACTGCCAGGGCTGCAAGGCGACCTACCGCAAGCTCGACAAGCTCGGCCTGGAGTACGACGTCAAGGACGTGAGCACCGACCCCGAGGCGCACGCCCTGGTCGCCTCTCTCGGCTACCAGCAGGTGCCCGTGGTCGTGGCCGGCGACCGACACTGGTCCGGCTACAGCCCGGACAAGCTACAGTCCCTCGTCGAGCACGCGGCCTGAAACGCAGAAGCCCCCGCCCCTGAGCGTTTGCCCAGGTGGCGGGGGCTTTTTCGTGTTCGAGGGTGGCATCCCTGTTCGCAAGACTTCGAGGAAGGTCTCGACGGCGGCGCGCGGCAGGGGTGAGCGCAGGTTCGCGGCGGTGGGGCCGGGGAACCGGCGCGCCATCGTCAGCAGCGACCGCACGGCGGCGGGCGTGGGCCGCGGCGCGGGGCCCGACGGCGGCACCGCGCCGCCGTCCGGCAGCAGGCCGCGGGCACGCGCCTCGACCAGGCGGCGGAACGCCGGGTCGGAGGTGTACTGGGCGATCCCCTGCCCCCGGGCGAACGGCAGGTAGCCGAGGTCGAGGTCGCGCGGGCGCCAGCCGAGCACGTGGGTGTCCAGCGTGACCACGAGCGCCCCGGCGCCGCTGGCCTCCGCCCGGGCGACGAAGGACTCGACGACCGCGTCGTGGTCCGACCAGTACAGCTGGAACCAGCGCGGGGCGTCGCCGAGCGTGCGCGCGGTGTCCTCCATCGGGGTGGAGGCCTGCGACGAGATCATCACGGGCAGCCCCAGGTCGCGCGCCGCGCGGGCGAGCTCGGGCTCCGCGCGCGCCGGCCCGCGCACGGCGAGCTCGAGCGCGCCGATCGGGGCGAGCAGCAGCGGGGCGGGCAGCTCCCGCCCGAGCAGCGTGGTGCTCAGGTCCCGGCGACCGACGTCGACCATCTGCCGGGGGACGATACGGTGGCGGGCGAACGCTGCGGCGTTGGCCGCCATGGTCCGCTCGGCCCCGGCGCCGCCGGCGACGTACGCCCACCCCGTGGCCGACATGCGGCGGCGGGCTGCCGCCGCGAGCGCCGCGGGGGCCACCGGCACCGGCGGGCGGTGGCCGTAGACCCCGGCCCGGAACACGGCGCTCTGCACGGCGCGGCCCACCCCGACGTGGCGCGCGAGATCGCTCAGCAC